CATAGAATTAAGTGTAATGAGAATAATAAAATATGGCGAAATAATAATAAAGATAAATGTAGAGCCTATGCAAGAAATCGCAATCATAAAAATCTTGAATTATCTGCTATTAAATGGATGAGAAATTTTTTATATAGAACAGAACAACAAGGATTTTTAAAAACAAAATTAAATACAATTACTGAATTTGGATATACCCCAAGACAATTAATTAATAGAATTGAATGTCAATTTCAAGAAGGTATGTCGTGGAATAATCGTAGAGAATGGCATATTGATCATAAAAAACCAATATCTCGATTTAACAATAATACAAGTCCAAGAATTATTAATATGCTTTGCAATTTACGACCAATATGGGCAAAAGACAATATATCTAAAGGAAATAGATATTGAAATTATTTATTAATACGTGCATCCTCAGTCATTACTACAGCAACTTTTTCTTTAAATACTTTACGCATAAATGTATTACTATCAATATCTAATGTAATATCTGCTCTAAGCTGTACTGCGCCTTTATTATCGAATTCAACCTTAAGAGGTTTACTGAGCAAATTAGCTAATTGAGCAAAAGTTGAACCACCTTTAGTATTCATTGTTGAAATAGCATTGACTGCATCTTCAACTGCTTTGAAATCATCCTTACTTCCACGCATAACTGCATTAATTTCTCTGAATGCATCACCAACCTTACCAAGATCATCAGCATGTTTTGCAATTCTATTGAGTGTTGTTGCAAATACTACTAAGCCCAGACCACCAGCAGAAAATAAAGCCATACCAGCAGCCATAACTGCAATACCTTCACCTAATTGTAACATGTCAGCACCTGCACCTTTAGCTGATGTAGCCATTTCACCAATACCTTTAGCCATGTAACCAATACCAGCAGCAGCAAGTCCAATACCTGCACCTATACCCAGAACAGCACCGCCTAAAGCTAATAAGCCAACAGCACTAACAGTACCAGCAGTACCAACAGCAATAATTGCAGGAGCAAATACAGCAAATGCACCAGCTAAAGCCAATACAGTTACAGGTAATGCCCATATTTGTGTTTTATCTAATTTACTCATTGAGTCAGCAAGTTTACTAATACCAATTGCAGCCAATCCAATACCTGCACCGATACCCAGAGCAGCAGCACCAATACCAGCACCACCTTTCATCATCATAGAACCTTTACCTGCCATTGCAGCACCTTGACCAATACCTCTACGTTGTTCAGCTAAACCACTAAGACCTTTTGTACCTTTTTCAGCAATAGTTGATTCTGCTTGACCTGCAGCAGTACCTGCACCTGTTCTTCCTATAAAACCTGATATACCTTTTCCACCACTTTTTTGAACCCATTCTGATACAACATTACTTAATTTATTTGTAACACCCTTCCAAAGTAAACCAGCAGTTATTAAAATTCCTGCTGCACCAGCTACACCCCAACCACCTTTACTTGCAAGGTCTGCAAGTGCTGCAAGTGGTTTAAGTGCCATATTTACACCCTTTAATAAAGGCAATAATGATGCTTTAAGTGTTTCTATTGTTGCTTTAAATGTTTGATCAAAGGTCAATGCTTGTTCAGCACGACTTTTAAGACTTGCCTGTTCTTTTACAAATGATTTTGCCTGTTCTGCAGTTAAACTACTAATATCTTTCATACTTCCAGCAAGTTCAACCTGAAATTTTCCAGATTTACTATTAAAAACAGCAGCACCTTCAACCAATTCTTTTTCTCTTGCAGTTAAACCAGTACCACCCAACTCTTTATTCATTTTATCCAAGTCGGCACGTCTTTGGGTAATTTTTATCATTTCTTCATTTGATATACCCAGAGATTTTGCAACAGCAGAAAGTCTATCACGATCAGCAGGACTTATAAACTTTTCAAATACGCCTTCACTGTTTTTTTTAAATGTAACCAGACCTCTGGTCATTTCAGAAATTTTCTGTGTAAGTTTTTCTGGTTCATTACGAGCTAAATACATCCATTCAAATGGGTCAGTCTTTGCAAATTCGCCACCCATAACCTGCAAATTTGCAGCAAGATCAATAGCTTTTTCAAGTCCTTTAGCTGCATCGGCTGCACTAAGAGCAGTATCCATACTAACCTGAAATTTCTCAGCATCTTCAGCCATTTTAGCCATGCCTTTAACACCTGATGTAAAACTATATGTATTTAATTCTTTAAAATTATCACCAACATTTTTTAATACTTTTGTAGTATTAACACCCATTCTTTCACTGGTATCAACAATGCCCTGTACATAGTCCATGCTTCTTTTAGCATCCAAACCCATAAATTCAAATTGTGCACCGAGTTTAGTTGCTTGTTCAATACCCAGACCAGTACCTTTACCGATCATTGTAATATCTTCAACCATACCTGCGGTTAATGCACGTGCACGACCTGTTTCATCAGCAAAACCTTGTTGAATTGTTTGAATATCTGCAATACTACCACCAAGTCTTGTTACAATTTTTGCACTGCCTTCAAAAGACCTACGCATAGCTTCCGCTTTTGCACCAGACATACCAAGATTTAAAATGGTACTACGAATTACTTTATCAGATTCTTGTAAATATTTCCAACCCTCTTTAATTGAATCAGCAAGTGCTTTGGCTAAACTGACAACTTCTTGTCTGTTTTTTCTCTGCTTATCTAACTGATCATTAATTTTCTTTTCAGCAGCAACTGCTTCATTTTGTTTTACAACAAGCTGATCTAATTTTTTTATATCCTCATCCTGTAATTCATTTGCCCTTGAAAGAAGCTCATTAATAGTTCTTTGCCTCTCTGCCATGATCTGTTGATTCTTTGCACGCTCAGAATCAAGAGAGGTTAATTTATTAAGAGTCTTTTCGGTTAATTGATAATCGGCTAATAAATCTTTAACACTTTTTTTAGGGTCTGCTGCCATTTAAATTTTTATTTATATACATAAATACAAAAGACCAAGGTTTTTATCGCCTTGGTCTTGTATTACCTTTAATTTTTGCATTTTCTTGTGCTTTTTCGATTTCTTCGTTTTCCTTTTGAAGTAAATGCAGAAAATGTCGTCTACGATATATTGGTAGGTTTTCGATATATTCTGCTTGAAACTTAGCATGTTTGGTCAAGACATATATCTCTTCATTGACCATCTTCTTATACTCACCTGCTAAGTGTTTGGGAAAAAAAAATCTGTGCCCACGCTTAAAGTAGCAAAAAATTTATATCCGTCTTTAGTTATAAATTCATAAGACATATCAACATCAGGACTAACTGTTTGAATTTTTCTACGAATTGTATATGAATCCAGTGCTGGCATTGCATCAACAAATCTGTCAATGTACGACCTATCAGTATTACCATCAATTGAGATAATATGTGATTTAATTTTCATTGTACTATATTCACTAAATTCAAGATTAAATGCATCTTTAAGTGCTTCGGCTTTCTTAAATAAAAGATTATCTTCACCAGAGGTAAGTAATCTGAATACAACTTTTTTCTTACGCATTGGCAAAGCAACAATAAAATGACCATTTTCGTCTGGCATTTCAACAGGCTCTTTATATTTTAACTGAAGTAAATCAATTGTAGTTTTAAAAGGTATACCTGATCTTGGGTCAGCAACTTGTACGGTATAATCTGAACCATAACTTGAAGTACGTAAGTATAAGATAATTGCGTTTCTGTCACCTTCAAGAAGGTCTTCAACAACAACACCTCTGGTCTTAATTTTTCTTTTTAAGAGAATATTTATTACGTTTCCGCTTTCAATTAATGAAGGTGTGGTTAATAAATCTTCATCTTTACTGGTCATATATTCAACATCAACCCTATCAAGACGACTTGGATAAAACATACCCCTTGACGGTAATTGAACGATTTCATATGAAGTCATAAGATCAGGGTCTGTTTCCCTATTCATTGGATTATCAAGTTCAGCAGCAGCGTTAAATACTGGTGCTGGCTTATTAGGTGAAGGAATTGCGCCAGTTAATTTTGCAAATTCATCTGCGTGTGCCTGTGATTCTTTATACTTACCTACTATGTCTCGTATACTTTCCCTTTGAGGAACATTTGTGTCTTCTGCCATTTTATAAAAATTTATATTTTATTATTATTTTATAAATAAATACTAAGAAAAAAATTTTTGCAGAAATTCAAGATAATATTTTTTTTTGCGTATAAGCATATATAAGAACATAAATTATAAGTACAAATAAAACAAAAAATTAAAGAATGTCATTTAAAGTAAAACATTAAGTAGAAATATGCGAAAAGATCGAGACAAAGAAGAGAAGGATTTTAAAGAATTGACCTCAGTGAATAACTCACTGGCAATCAATAGAACCAAAGAAGAGATAGGAAAATTAATAACAAGTGACATAAAAATAATTGCAAAAAACGACAGCCAGATAAAATTAATCAATTCAATAAAAAATAATGAGATTACTATTTGTGCTGGTCGTGCAGGTACAGGTAAAACTTATGCTGCAATAGCAATGGCACTTAGTTTATTGCGTAAACCAAGTAATCGATTTAAAAAATTATACCTTGTAAAGTCTGTTACGACATTAAAGGGTGAAGAATTGGGATTTTTAAAAGGTGATTTAAAAGAAAAGATCGACCCATTTATGTGGAGTTTTTATATAAGTATGGAAAAATTAGTTCTTGAATCAGCACTAAAACAACTGGTTGACAACGATATAGTAAGACCATTTCCTCTTACATATATGCGTGGAGTAACACTGGATGACTGTATTATTATTGCTGATGAAATGCAGAATGTTAATTTGGATAATTCATTGACCTTACTTACACGTATTGGTAGTAATTGTAAATTAATACTCTTAGGTGATGTTAATCAGGTTGACATGAAAGATAAGACCGATAGTTCACTACAAATAATTCTTAATATGTTTAGGGACGTTGCGGGTATTGGTGTTATAGAGATGTCAACACAGGATAAGAATGTCAGAAATCCTCTTATTGATATCATAGAAGAAAAATATCTGGAATATCTTAAGCAACCAAAGAAAAAAAGAATAACAACGGTAAATCCAACTACATTAATGGTAGAAAATCGATATGTTGAGGCGAATGATTTAACTGGCATAAAATTTAATGGTGAAGATAAAGAAATAAAAAGTTCAATAAGTTTAGGAGGTCATGGTTTAATTTAATAATTATGAAAACAAAGATTTTAGTTATATATGTTGGTATTGCTGGAATGCGCAGTGAAGACGTTCAAGAATACGTGTATAAGGTAGCAGCAAAAATTACTCCTACAACATTTGAAGGAGAAGTAATTGTTCTTCCTACACAATCACTACCAATGCTGGAAACACGAGTTGATTGTATTAATCCCAGCTATATTACCGAACCTGAATTAATTCAGCAACATACAGAAAAAATGAAAAAATTACAAGAAGAGTTGAAGATACAACTCGAATTAATAAAAGAAAAAAATAATGAGTAAAAAATTAAAAATTGGTATTGATGTAAATGAAGTCCTGAGAGCAAAGTGGCTTCAGTTTGACAGATATTATGTTCAAGAATTTGGTGAAGAAGGCGTACCAGAAAAACAGCCGTATGTTTATGATTATTTTGGTAATTATAAATTCGTTGATACTACAGAAACAGTTAAGGTATTAAAAGAGCCTGAAGACATGCCAGCAGATATTAATCCTTTGGATTATCAACATGATGAAAAACTCGGTGAAGCACCAGCAGACATATTCTTATTCAAAGCACCTGAAGAGATTAAGCTGACTGCAAAAGAAGTTTATAATCGTTTCGTATATCAAGACTATCTTTTTGAAATCTTCGGTGCAGCACCTAAAATGTATATGAACCTTGATACTCACGTAAATAATTTCTTGGAAAAGTATCAAGATTCTGCGGACTTTACAGTAGTATCAGTTGAAAATAAATTCAGTATACCACCAACGATGTTCTTTTTAAGTAAGATATCAATGAGATTTCAGAACTATCGTTTTGTTGAACAACCATTTGATATGTGGAATTATGTTGATGTACTGATAACAACCGACCCAGAAATTCTTAAGGGTGGAGCACCTTGGGGTAAAAAATTAATAAAACTAAAGAGACCATATAATGAAAACATTAATGTAGGTTCTCTGGAAGTTTTACAAATTGCCGATTTAATCGACAATAAAAAGTTTGAAAAAATAATTAAATTTAAAAATAAGTAAAAAATGAGTGAACAATTATTAAATAATGAAGCACAATTGGCTGAATTAGAAAAAATAGAAAAAATTAAAACAGCTTTAGCTAAAATAACAAATAAGAAATCAAAATTCTTATTCTGTGTTCCTGAATCACAAAGTCCAACAGCAAGTGTATATGAAATTTATTTTCATGCAACAGTTGTAAAAAGCATGGGCTTCGATGTTTATATCATGGTAGAAAAAGGTGATTATGTCGTACCTAACTGGATTGAAAAAGAACTGACAAATCACAAACACATACCGATGGCAGACCCTAAACTTACAGTCGGTCCTGAAGACGTGATGGTAATTCCAGAAATATATTCAAATATTATGGAGCAGACTAAAAACTTACCATGTGTAAGAGTCGGTTTATTACAATCTGCTGACTATATGATAAATGCACTGATCCCGGGCACCGATTGGTCAGCTTTTAATATTCATGACGTTATTACAACTTCACCGACATTAAAAGAATGGCTTGAAACATTTTATGGTCAGGGCAAATTCAATATTAGAACTTACAATGTAGGTATTCCTGATTATTTTGCACCATCAAAATTACCACAGAAACCAATAATTTCGGTCATTGGTAGAAATGCTAATGAGATTAGCAAGCTCGTTAAGCTGTTCTTCAGCAAATACCCACAGTATAGCTGGATAACTTTTGACCCAATGTTAACAAAATCAAAACCGCCACAGGCAATGCGTAGGATTGACTTTGCAAAAAGACTTCAGGGTAACTTTGCAGCTATTTGGATTGACAGAATTTCATCATTAGGTACATTTCCACTTGAATGTATGAAGTCTGGTGTAGTTCCAATTTGCTTAAAACCCGATATTATGCCAGAATATATGATCGAAAGGGATGAAACTGGTAAGGCAGTTAAAGTAGTTGAAGGTGCTGGAGTCTGGACTGAGAACTATTATGATCTTCCTGTACTAACAGGCGAAGTCCTGATAAAATTTCTCGATGACAGTATTCAACCCGAACTTTATGAAACAATGGCAAAGGTTGCAAGTAAATACAATCAGGAAGACAGCGCAAAACAACTGGTTGACATTTATCAAGGTATTATCGATGCAAGAATCGCATTATTCAACGCAGCATTTCCAATGCATCCTCAGAAAGTAGATGAAAATGGTAATATTGTATCAGCCGAAGGTACATTAATACCAACTGAACCTCAACAGCAGGTAGACACATTTAGTCCACCAGTAACAGAATAATAATTTTAACATAATAAATATATAAAATGAATATAACAGTAATAATTCCAATACACGAATTTAACGATCAGGTTTCAAGCCTATTAGACAAGGCAATTGAATCAGTACTTAAGCAAGAAAACGTTGAAGTAAAACCACAGATTGTGGTAGTATGTGCATTTGCAATTGCAGATGACATTTTGAAATATGAAGTAAGCCTATTGGCTAAATATCCTGAAGGGATTAATATCATTTTTCTTTCGAATATGGGTAAAACAGACTATCAATCACAGGTTAATTTTGCGGTTGAATCAATACCTACTGATTATTTCTCGGTGCTTGAATTCGATGATGAATACAGTACGACATACTTTAAAAATGCAGTTAAATATGTTGAAAGCTATCCAGAAATAGATGTTTTCTTAACTATGATGATTGAGGTGAATCATCTGAATCAGGGCATAAAAATAACAAATGAGACCGTTTGGGCACAACAATTCGTTGGTGAAAATGGCGAAATGGGTTATTTGAACGCTCCAGCATTGAAACAGTATACAGACTTCAAACTCAGTGGCGCAGTAATTAAAAAATCCGAATTTAAGAATCTCGGTGGATATAAATCAAACATTAAGTTAACCTTCATGTATGAGTTCTTACTCAGAGCGTTAAATAATGCTTGTAAAATCTTCAGTATTCCAAAAATCGGTTACAAACATTTTGCCACACGTGAGGGTAGTTTATTTGACTCTTATTTAAAAACGATGCCAGTCGAAGAACGTAAATTTTGGTTCGAAACTGCAACAAAAGAAGCTAACATCATGGGTGACAGACCTATCGATATGTCAAGACTTCAAAAATAATATTAGAGTATCAATTTATAACTAAATGAAGAAAAAAGTTGATTATGAAGTGAACGTACCATATTTTGCGGAGAAAGAAGAACAAGCAGTTATAGATTATATTACTGGAACTACAGCAGAAGGAAAAAACAAAATTTATAATGAAATCTTGTTAATACCTTTTCGCAAAATGATTGAATCAATATTAAGACGCTATCCCATACATATTGGAAACTATGATATTGAAGAGGTTGAATCCAATGCCAGAAGTCATTTAATTGAACACATGATTAAATACAGACCATTTATTATTGAATTTAATATATGTGGCACTCCAAAATGGACTAAATCAAATATTTATAAGTATTGGCTTCCCGAAGAAGCTACTGAAAAATTACAAGAATTACTTAAAGAAAAGGATAGCGGATATAATTATAGAATATTTAATTCAAAGGCATATAGTTATTGTCAGACAATTATTCGAAACTACTACAAAGATCATAGCAGAAAAAGCTATATTGAGAAGAAAACTAATTTATCTTTTGATGATCATATTGATGAGATTAATGAGAATATTGAATACTCTTATGAACTCGAAACCGAAACCGAACATCAATTTGAGAAATTAATTAATACTGTAGTGAAAAAGATTGATGATAAAATCAACAGCGATCCTTGCATGAAAAGAAATGAAATTATTGTCGGTGATGCAATTATAAATGTATTGAAGAACTGGCATATATTATTCATGGAAGACACACCAGAAGGAAAATATAATAAACGTGTAACCAATAAATTTGCAAAAAATAAAATATTGTTATTCCTGAAAGAGCAGACAAACTTATCCACAAAGGAAATCAGGATAGCAATCAAACCGTTTAAGGAAATTTATTTCTTGGAAAAAATGGATTACATGGACGAATAAGCATAATTATACCATTTTTATGTTGGATATGGCAACTGTAGCAATTACAGTTGCCAATCTTTTTTAATTAAAATCAAAATAACTGTATTTATATGTACTAAAACCATAAAGCAATGCCACGCCCAACCAGAAAAAAATTGAGCTTTGACGAAGATAGTGTCAATAAACTCTTACAAGAAATCTACGATGATTCTCACAACTTAAAAGCAAAAATTACCAGACTTTTTACTAAATGGGAACTGAAAGTAAAAGAAGGTGGTGAAATTCAAGCAATTGGCGATCAAATTGTAAAATTGATCGCTGCTGAAGCTAAGAACCAAGATCAAAAAATCATGTTATTAAAATATCTAAAAGAAGTCGTATTCGAAAACAAGGATGGTGGAAGCACTAATAAAAATCAACCACAAGATAGTGAGTCTGGTGAAATTACAACGGACAAAAGAAACGAACTTCTTGATATGGTTCAGAGAGAAATTGAAAAGAAGCAACAAAGAGATAAAGAAAATAGGTAATGAGTTTAGCTGGTGATAAAAAAAATATTTTTACTACTATTGGTACATTTACATCAGTAGCGCAATCAGGACAAATACCTGATACCACTAATGTATTTCCTTCAGTTAACAATAAAAAGGAAGTAGTACCATTTTTACTTGACATTCTAAAAGTAGTAGTTGGAACAGATGCTTTGCAGATGTTAACAGGTGAACTATTTACAAGCCTAATCGATAATGTCGAACCTAAATTAAAAGATGCTGTAAAGAAACAAGCTAATCAATATAATGCAGGAGATAATCTTCCGTCAATTTTTACGTCAGGCGGTACGGGCATAAGAGTAAAGATAAAAGATATTGATATTAAGGGTGATTTGAAAATTAATCCAAGTTCAGCAATTGGTGATTTAAAATATCCCAGCGCACCTTTGAACTTTAATAAGACAGCATATGATGCAATTCAAAATGCTGGCACTGAAATTCCATATGGTATGTCATTAATGATGAAATATGACGAAATAACTGATGAAATGATTTTCAGAGAAAATCCCACACTTGGTACAACAGTTGGTACATGGGCAAATGCTTTCATTAATGATATGGCAATTATTGATAAAAAGCAATTCTTGACAAATGTAATGGATAAAATATACGGTACAGTTAGTAAGGTTCAGGGCAAAAGTGTTACTGAAGCATATAATGGTTTATACGCAGACAAGCTAATTGAACAACTGGTAAATGACAACCAGACCTTTTTAATAACTCCTGAAGATAACGCTGCGTTACTTCAACGTGCAGAAGAAGTTATTAATGGTATAGTTTATTATGATTTGGGTTGTGGTGTAATGGGAGCAAGTCTGCCTTTAAGTGGCTTAACGAGCTTAATAAACAGCATCAGTGGTTCTACAGACCCAACCTTTATCGGTAATCAAATTAATAACACAATTGCTGATAGTGTAAACGACCCTGCAGTTAATGATGAGAATAAACAATCAATTAAGGACGGTTTCTTCCAGAGATTAATAAACTTAATTACAAATGAATTTGCAAATGCTCTTACTACCACACCACAAATTCGTGCATTACTGGCAATTACTAGTGCATTTCAAAATGGTGGTGTACCGAAAATCGGTAGTATAAAAGATGATTTAAAAAAGTTTAAAACGATTATAAATTGCAATATAAATGCAATAATGACAATAGTTGGAGAATTTATATTTAATATGGTTGTAAGATTTTTAATTGCATTATTAAATCCAGTTATAAGAAAAATTATAGTAGAAAAAATAACACAATATTCAGGCATAATTAAAAGTCTGACTGGAACAAGCACATAATTTAAACACAATGGCAGCAACACAATATGTAAATAACATGGATTTTATTCTTGGGGCATTCAATAAGATATTGAATCTCTCATCGTTGGGCGGTCCGCCTCCGATACCCACACCAATTATTTTATTGGGCGTGCCACATCGTACTGGACTGTCACCAATTAAAATCAGTAATGCGATCATCAGTAGAAAATCTGAAGCTGGACTGCCAGTCGGACCGCTACCTTCGGGCGCAATTAGTCCCGATGAAATCATGTGGAGAATCGCTGTAGAAGAGATAATTAAAGCATTTCAACAGCAAGCAGTTATAACAGTGGCAATACCACCCGGGATTACACTTTCGGCTGCAGGTATATCAGCAGCAGGACCCGTTACCGTGGTCGGTCTTACCACTACATTTAGTAAAGGATATGGAGTTATACAATAATGGAAGATTTAAGTAAATACACACCAACAGAATTGCTTAAGCTCATCAATGATACCAAAACAAAACATGATAGACTTAAGCAAGAAATTATTAATCACACCTTTGAAGCAGATGAACTGGCTAAACTGATTAATAGTAAGCTCAGTATATTATCTGAAACAGAGAAATATTATGTTGAATTAATTGAGGAAATGGAGAAAAGATAATGAGTGCATTTGATAAACCTGTATTACAAACGAGCGACCCCAAAAAGGTTGGACAAACTGCTGTTATTACCAGAACTATATACTATGCTGAAGTAATATCAATTGATGATGCTACAATGGGTGGGAGAATCAAAGTAAAAATATATGAGTTTGACAACAGAACTACAAATACTAATGAACTGCCTTGGTGTTATCCTTTATTACCAAAATACTTCTTCAATCTTCCAAAGGTTGGTGAAATGGTAAGAGTATTCATCGAAGATACTAAATATCCACAGAGAAGTAGATTCTGGCTTGGTAGTATTATCAGCCAACCTCATAAAATTGGCTTAGATACCCGTTTTACTGCACTTTCAACAACAAATGTACCACTGACCAATCCAGAACCCGCACCTAATACGTATCCTGATGCTAAAGGTGTATATCCTCTTAGCGAAGATATTGCAATCGTTGGTAGAGTTAATACCGATGTGATATTACGTGTTAATGAAGTTCACATAAGAGCAGGTAAACACGAAAATGGTAATGTGCTGAAATTAAACACAAAGAACCCCGCAGAGATCAGCATGGTTTTTGAACCAGTAAATCTTGTACAAACATCAGCTAATTATCAAAGCAGAACAGTTGTAACAGCAGATAAAATTGCAATAATATCTCATAGTGGTAATCCTCAATTTAAAGCCACAAACTTTACATCTGAAGATCGTGATAGAATATTTGCCGAAGGTCATCCAATGGTAAGAGGCGATGTATTAGTTCAAGCATTGAATATCATAAGGAATGTATTAGTTAATCATATTCATGGATATAATGGTCTACCACCCGATAAAAATTTACTCATAAAGGATTTGGAAGCTATTGATTTTGCAAAAATTTTACAAAACAATATCGTTATTAATTAATTTTAACTACATTTGCTGTCCTTATGAATATTGAAATTCCTATACCCAGAGAATTGTTTACTGCATTTAACGATGTGACGTTCTTCAATGAACCTCACAAATACTATGTAGATAACAAACAATTAATTAGTGTTACGACACTAATACATGAGTATCAGGAAGATTTTGATGAAAAGTACTGGTCAGAATATAAAGGTAATCAATATAATCTTCCACCAAAAGAAATTCTTCGTGCATGGAAGTACATAAACAAAAAAGGCACAATTAAAGGTTCGGCAATTCACGATTATGCCGAAAATCTATTTCAAAATAAAAAATTTGAATATCCTAAGAGACTAATCTTAGATGAATTCGGCTTTGACCCCGTAATTAATGAATATAATACCACAAAGAAACACGTTGATCAATTTTATGATGATGTTCAAGGTAAATTAATACCAATACGCACTGAGTTTGTGATTTTTGACAGGGAGTCATTAATCGGTGGAATGCTTGATATGCTCTTTTATAATGTTAAATGGGGTGTCTTCCAGATATATGATTGGAAGACAAACAAAGACTTCACACATGAAATGAAATCCAGACATTTACTTAAAGACTTATATTTACTGGAAGATTGTGATATGGAAATATATTCATTACAACTCAGCCTATATAAATATATTATAGAAAAAGCAACTGGTATTAAACTTGGAAAATCATATATCGTTTGGTTTTCTCATAACAACCCAACATATAAAATAATTGAAACTAAAGACAGATCATATTATGCGGAACTAATTGTAAATAATAGATTAGCAGAACTTATTGCATGATATATGCGTCATGAATCACTCAATATTGGCAAAAATAGGGTATAACGACTGATATCTCATACAAATGATAACAGGAATATATAAAATATTAAATAAGATTAACAACAAAATTTATATCGGAAGTGCCACTGATATTAAAAAACGCTGGCGTGACCATAAGTGGCACTTAAATCATAATATACATCACAATCCACACCTACAATCAGCTTGGAATAAATATGGTAGAGATAATTTTGAATTTTCAATAATTTTAGTGTGCTCTGCAAATGAATTATTAATAAAAGAAAATGAGTGTGTTAAAATATATAATACATTAAACAATAATCACGGTTACAATATCAATGACCCACAAAAAATATGTTTAGGTAAAAAATGCTCTGAAGAAACCAAAAGCAAACAATCAAAACGTATGTTGGGAATAAACAATCCGATGTATGGCAAACATGGTGCAGAGCACCCAAAATTCAATGTAACTCTTTCAATAAGCATGAGAAATCAAATGTCTTCAAAGAAGAAGGGTATACCAACCAATAGACGACCACATTCTAAATTAACACCAGAGGACATTATTATTATACGAAAAATGTATAATGAAGAAAAAATTTCACAACCCAAAATAGCTATAAAATATAATGTCTGTTGCACAACAATAAATCAAATAATTAATAATAAAATCTGGATTAATATTAAATAAAAATGAGATACATAATTATATATCTCATTTTTATTAAATTGTAATTTATTGAATACTACATATTTAAGATGCAACGCCAAGGCTGTATAGTAAGAACAATGTTTGTTAATGCATCTTCTTCGTAGCTGTTTTCACCGAAGTCAATACCTGTGATCATACATTGTTCCAAGAACCATTGTTCAACTTCAACACCCGTTGGGTCTAAGGATTTAAGATAAATGTTTTTCTTATAACCTGCTGCATAACCCATACGACCTGTGAGTGATTCTGCATGTAAACGTACCCACTCCATCAATACCTGTGACGTTGACGGACCGATTGGGTCAAGGAATGTCAGGGTCATTTCTTCCCAATTGTAACGTCCAGAAACGTAGTTACGTTCGTTCATGAAATCAATTGGAACACTGTTTATTTTCATAGAAGGTCTTTTGAACTTCTGAATTGACCATACTTCAATTCCTAATGCTGTTGGGAATTGGGCAAAGAATCGGTTTACCCTTTTAGGTTCGTAATCGATTGGGATGCCCCTTATCATTTTTTCTGCCATATTTCTTAATTTAAAATTGTAATACTTATTTTCTAATAAATACTAACATAATCGAAAACTTTCAAGATTATTTTGGCATTTGTCCAGTTCTTTGAAAATGTCTGAAATCTTTATTACTATAACTTTCTTTTGCTCTTTCAACAACTGGAAAAACATCTGGCAATTTTTGCATTTCTCTTACATCATTTAAAATTTGTTCATTTACCATATCTGCTATTACTTGTGCACCTTCTTCTTCCTGTTCAGGAGTAAGTGTATACATTGATTCTGGTTCTTCAAAACTTTTATCGACCAGTGTTCTTTCAACATTTGGGTCTGGATGATAATCTTCAGCGTATTCAAGACCGCCCATTGTAACACCATCTTCTGCAACTGGTGGAACTTCTTCAACTACTGGTTCTACCTGAATTGTTTGAAACTCTTCAATCCTTGTTTGAATATCTTCGAGCTTTTCAGTTAACTCAGTAACTTCTTCGAGTGGTTCACCATTTGGTGGAACTACATCCTCACCAAATAATTGTGCTTCATCCTCTGGTTCTTCTTCAACAAACAATTTTGTTTCGAATACCTCTGGGTCAACTGGTCTTGCTTCAGTTATTTCTTCTACCTGTGCTTCAATTATTGGTTCTTCAACTAATGATTCTTCATTCACTGCTTTAACTGCAGTTTTCTTTGTACCTTTTGCCATTTTTATAAAATTTTATAATATTATTTTATTATAAATACTCACACATAAAAAAAAGACCTACAATACAGTAGGTCTTCTTATTTAAAGCTATTATTTATTATGCTCCAAGGTCAGCGAATGATGCTCCAGAAGGAGTAATTGTGAAAGTAATACCAATGAATTCAACAGCACGTGTTGGTTTCAGGAATAATTCACCATATAATTCATTCCTGTCCATTGTTTCAGGAGTATTATTTGAGTCATCCATTTTGATTCTGAAGTCTGTGAGACCTCTTTCTCTCTTGATTGTATCAAGTATTGGAGTTGTCTGTTGCATGAACTGATCGATAGTTGCCTGATCGTTCTGTTCGAATACCAAACGGATTGCGATGTTTGAGATTAATACCTTGATCTGAAGTAACAATCTTCTTACGTTGATTCTGTCAAGTGCACTTGATGCAACCTGAAGAGTTTTCTGTCCGAATATTGCTGTACCAGCATCTGCAAAGTCAGCCATTGGGTTAATTCTGCCTTTATATAAGGTATCACGAGCTTCCTGTGACATTTTATACTTAGATTTTCTTGCATCAGTAACACCACGTTGTAAACCAGCAGGTGCAAACCAAGGGAATGAAGTATTATCAGTGAATGCCATTGCTTTAACTACCTCACCTGTTGGTGGAAGATAAACGTTAACGTTGTTCTGAGTATCCCTCATTTGAATCCAAGGGAAGTATGTACATGAATAACTACTGTCAATATTTGCATCACCAAGTAAATTAGCGATATCTGTTGCTGCTTCAACATCAACTTTAGGTTGACCTACAACTTGTGTAAGACTACTGTCTGGAGACTCGATAACGTAAAGCGTATCTGCTCTTTGTTGTTCAATCATGTCGATTGTATCCTGAATAATGTTTGTTTGATCTGACCAGTTAATACCCGGGGTTGCGAACAAGTTAATTGTAACTTCTTCAGGATTAGCAAATGTGTTAATTGCTGTTTCCCATGCCTGATAGTCATTTACTGGAGTTACACCAACACCAACACCATCAAAAATGCCACCCTGACGATAATTACCACCGTATGTACGTAATGTTCTGTTTACATCCCAGCCATCAAAACCACCAGCAGGTGCAAATGTGAATTTTCTTGTGTTAGCATCGAAATATGTCTGTGAAGGATCGACAACATCATTAACTGACTTAAAGCTACCTGCACCAACTTCGAATTGGAAACCATTATATGTGCCAGTTGCGCCACTATCCATATGGAAGCCAAAACTGTTTGTAAAACCAGATACTGCGTTACTTCCGTTATTTCTGAAATTATTAAAGTTAAAGAAATTCTGGTTAATACCTGTTCCAATAGATGTTGCTGTGCTATATCCATTTTCTGATAAACCCAAATATACTTTTCTAACCTTTTCGGTTTGAAGATAACTTGTTTTATAGAAAATCTTAGGAGCTACACCTTGAACTGCTGAACCAGTTACTCCACTACTAAAATTGTTGAAGTTATAACCTTCAAAACCAGCAGGGAATAAATCTACAGAAAGATTATCTGCAAGTTCAACCATTATATATTTACTCTGAAGATCATACTGACCATCAGTTGTACCGATAACCTGTGCAATGAAGTTTGTGTTACCTTCAATTAATGTACATCTTGAGAATGTTTCCAATACGTTTGGATTTGCATCTGTATCGTAGAAATCACGAACAACTACGTCAAATTCCAGAGTTGCTGGATTTATATTTGCAATACTAATCTTAATTTCTTGGTTAGCTGCATTACCATCAGAAATACTTACGAATTTAAATAATCTGTCAACTTCACTACCTTTTAATTGTGATACAACCCAAGGAGTTTCTGGTGTTTGAAATTGAGATTTATAATTTGTGAAAACATTGGTTGTTGTTTTAATTAATGTACTATTAATACCGTAACCATAACCTGCAGCATCCAATAAACCGATTAAATCTGGAAAAGTTGCCTCAACCCAAATCTTGGTGTTTTTATCTTTAGCATCTGAACCAATTACATTTGGCAAGAAATTACTTGCTGTTGGGTTTAATGATGCTGAATAAACAGCTACACTTGTGCCACTTGATGCGATTAATTGAAATTGTCCAAACATATCGCCAATGCCCGATAATGTTGTGTTTCCAGATGTTGGTAATGTCAATGTAGTTGTAACAAAAGTAGTAACGGATGGTGCATTTACAACATCTGCAACACTACCCCTGCTTCTAACGACAGCTAATACCATATTTTCATACTGAGTATATGACTGACCAGTTAATGTAGTTACAATATCTCGAACAGTACCAGTACCACCACTAATACCACTATATGATAATACTCTAAATGAATGAGAAAATCCTTTAAATGTATTATTTGATAAGTTTTTAGTATATCCTGTAAATGCTGTACCAGTGTCACCACTTGCATTTAAAGGAACACCTAAATACATTCCACCAGTAAATGATGAAGTACCTGTAGTTGATGCGCCAGTTGCACCTTCGGTTGAAGGATCAACACCAGCACTTAAAGTTATTGCCCATGCGTTACCTGCCTGATAGCCAGATAAACCTAATACTCTTGTTACCCATAATTGGTTTGTTTCATCCAAATATGAATTTGCTACATAAGGCAATTGATATTGAAGCAAGTTATTTGCTGGAAATCTCTTTGTGCTTTGTGAGCCAAATCTTGTCTGGAATTGTATTTTATCCTGAATAAATACAGGTTCAAATGCAGGTCCTTTGAGTGTTTCACCAACTAAGCCTAATGTGGTGATGCTTACGTTACGTGTTACAAATGATATGTCACGTTCTTTAAATTTTACGCCCGGAGAGGTAAATACAAAATCTGCCATGTTTATTAATTATTAATTTTTTCTATTATTATTTTATAGTATAAGTTTTGTCTTACTTTTCAAATAAATACTAAAAAATAACGCAAAAGGTATTCTGATTAAATTATTATCACCCTGTTGTTCTTGCTCATAAAATCAAATTTCGAACTTTTTTTACTTTTTTGGGTCGGATTTCCAGAAATTCAGATTTTTTTGCATGAAATTTCCTGAAAAATTCATGCAAAAAAAATGCATTTTTTTTAAAAATAATTCTGAAATTCTGATTTTTTACTGTAAGTATTTATGTGAAACACATAATATATGAACAAATCTCAGCGAATTTATATTGGAACTGGAAGTACAGCAAGCGATAATTTTATAACTGCTCAACTCGAACAAGAAGTCAATACACTCGAATTTCTTTCAATGAGCATAGATACCAAGGATATTTATAGAGATTTTAATTCAGATTACGGTGTATTAATTGGCAGAGTTATCGCAAATGGTGGCGTAGGAATTCCTAACGCTAAAATTAGTATATTCATACCATTAAACAGTGATGATGCCTCAGACAGCGTTATTAGCAGCTTATACCCATATAATTCACCAACAGACAAGAACAACGATGGCAAACGCTATAATTTACTACCACGTGTGGCACAAACTGAACTATCAACAGGTGAAATTAAACCAAAACAACCATTTGGAAGTTTCCCCATTAAACCCGAACTTATATCAAATGAATCATTCCTGAACGTTTATAAAAAATACTATAAATATACAGCATTAACAAATTCTGCTGGTGACTATATGATCTTTGGTGTGCCCACTGGTACGCAGACAGTTCATTTAAGCGTTGACATCACCGACATTGGTAAATATTCGATGACACCTGCCAGCATGATAACTGCTGGATATCCAGCAAATCTGTTCGTTGGTGGAAAATCAATAAAACCCAGCACGGATTTAAGTGATTTACCTAATATTGAAACACAAGAAATTGCAGTTGATATAATACCTTTCTGGGGTGATACCACAAACTTTACAATTGGCATAACACGTCAGGATTTCAGAATTCGTGCAGTACTTGAAGGAACATTTACGATCTTCGGTACTTCAATGACAATGGGTACAAATGCAGTATTTGGCGATCCTGATCTCAGTGAAGACGATAAGGCATATTATACAATGAGTACAGAACAAGAGAATAACTTTGATATTAGAGTAAATAGACGTACACCAATTGATTTTAAAATATTTACATATGGAACAAATGTCGATATGGCAAAGGTCGATCATTTTCTTGCTGCTGGCGGTGCAATTCCTGTCAATGCAGATGTTGATATTCGTGAATTAGACCCTTCAGAATATTTTGTTTTTAATGAGAACGGTAATTTTTTACTCACTGTTCCATGTAACAGGAATAAAATAATTACAGATGAGTTCGGTACAGAAATTCCCGTTTCAGACAATAATTTATTTGGTGTATTTACTAAATTTTATGGCATGGCTTTGGTACGATATGATGATAATGACAGTTTAATCCCTATAACTAAAACATTCTCAGATAAATTCAAAGATAATCACCCGGGTCACACTGCTCGTTGTAGTTGGTTTAAAATTCCACAAAGCACACCATTTGAATATGAAGCCGATGTTAATAGTCCAACCGTAAATACAACCAAATGGAGATTAAAGTACACTACATTTGTTGGTGGTCAGGTTTATAGTGTTGCACAGCTTTTCCCCGTAAGAAATACAAAAAGTATAAATAATCTTGGTGCTATAGCATCATCATCAGCATTTAATAATACTATTAATTATTTAATTGATGCTGAATTACTGGCAAACAGATATAATATGGGTGGAGCATTAATAAAAGTCGGTGGTAAGGACGGTGTAACTGAAAGTAAATATGATCAGGAAAATTATATTGGCACGCCACCTACAGAGACAATAACAACCTATAGATATGATTTTTCGCCAAATGCATCATTTATTAATGGCGATGGTGTGACCAATTATTATTTTGGTGGTCAGTGGTTGAACTTCTGTCTTTTATTTCCACAATTTACATTTACTGTTACTGCCAGTGAAGAAACCGATAGAAGTTTTGGTGTTGCTGACGTATTCACTCAATACTATCCTGCACCAATAGCAAATACTTTTAGGGCAGATAATCAGCAAAAATTATTTGGCGGTGTTAGAAACAGTAAAAATGTATTCAGGGGTGATGCTTTCAGCACAGACTTTGTAAATATATCAAAGAATGATTTAACCAAACTTAGTAAGATACCATTAAAAGGTCTGAATATCAGAAAATGGAACAATAAAAATGAAATAATCTCCAATCCTGATAGTCTTATTATAAGTGCGAAAGGTTTAAAATATTTAAAGCCACAACCAGCACCAATACCACCCACCTCATATACTTATTCTGGATGGGATACTTATTTTGCAACATATGGTAGCATCCCTGCAGGTGAACCAGCAACAGCGTACATATTTAAAGGAATATATAATAATGACTGTGTACAAATGCTTGCTGACTTCAATGTAATATAAAACAAGAAACCCCCGAATTTCGGGGGTTTCTTTTATTTACTTAAAAAATATTTATTTGTTCCTTGTGATAATACCATTTTATGTGCAGTAGGCGCAGTTGTTATAATATATGCTTCATTAGTAATTGCCTCATAAGGAGCAATATTTTTATCACCAATTAAATTTAAAGTAGTACCAGATACATTCCATGACCCATAAATTCTATTGGTAACACTATTATTTTTTGCTGTTACCGTAGTTATTACATTTTCAATCTTGAAATTAAGTTGAAAAACACTGGAAGTTTTTACACCATCCTTGTAAGTAGAATCATTTTTCCATGTGCCAACATAGGTGGGATAAAGTTCACCAGAACTTTTAATTCCGTCAGAACCATCATCGTTAGCGGGTTTCGTGCAACTGGTATTCATAAGTATCAGTGCAAAAATAACTGTTAAAAAATAAATCGATTTTTTCATTGCTTTTGAGTTTTTAATTGTTAAACATACGTGTTATACGAATACAAAATAAAAAGGTTACAAAAAATCATAAAAATTTTTCACGGTATTTATAGTAAATAACAAAAGCAGTGGAGATACTACTCAATAGCGTTAAAAATATAGCAAGTGTTAATGTCGATAGTTTCGATATAATCGAGTTATCAAATAAGCCAACAGAAAATAATGAATATGACATTCGTAATGTCTTGAGTGTTACTGAAATATTTGATGCAGAAAGAGAAGCAAGTCAAGTATATAGAATTTACGGCAAAATTGAATATATGTCATTATTGAACAATCTAAAGACTTCTTATAGCATATTTGCAGATTTTTTTACTCCCCAGCTTACTGGTAGTACTAAAACCCTCTTGAATTCATTTGATTTTTATCTTGTTAAACCTGCTGTTAGTGGATATACAAACATTATTGGAAACACAACAATATATTACACTGGCTTAACTGGCACTACTTCATTTGTTGAAGGTACTACTTCATTTATAAGAAATTTTCAGGTAATTGCAACACCTGCAGACTTCGAATTATATCCAGTTGGTTTTTCTAATAATGTCTATGGTGAACAAGCCTATGCTTTTAGCTTCAGTAAAGATTTTGATGTAAGCCCATACCTTGATAATTTTGGTATTCCTTTGACACAATTATTTCTCTATGCTCAATACAAGCCAAGCACACTTCCATATCCAGTAGAAATACTTTCTGGTGTTACATGGTCGCCAACCACAGGATTACCTGTACCGTTTTCATTTGCAACAAAAGTTCTGAACATTGGTGATACTGTACAGTCATTCTTTGGGGTAAACATTAGCGATCTTCTGGGATATAGTAAACCAGAATTCTATGAAACACAATTAGCACCGCAAACATTCAAAATACTCACACCATATGCTGGTGGACGCTTGATTTGGAAATATAATCCTTTTATTCCATTTCAATTAAGATATTTTAGTAATGATTTGAATAGAGGAAATGTTAGTGGCACATCATATGAACTTGTTTCTTCAATACCATATTATGCTACACCAATTGATAACAGAGGCAATCGTGTCTGGAGATATATTCTTGCACAAGGATTTACTGACCCAATAAGTAATCTGGGTGTTGATTATCCTTTTGTAAATAAGTGCAGGTATTTATTTTCAAACGTCATTTTGGATATAATACCAGATTTACGTGACCCACAGACATACAATGCATTTAAAGATGCTGCATATGGTATAAATGCAACAAAAATTACTACCACGCCAATAGGCGATATTAATGATATTGGAAAGCCATGCAAATAATCAGAGAACAAGTACGATTTAACAGTCTTATCAGTGGTGGTACGACAAACCTCAAGTTTTCTCTTGGTGCTACAGAAAACTTTATTGGCTATCAGGAAGAAATCGACAATCTTACACAGGTTGTTAGTTTGGATTTGGTAAATCCTGTAAATGATGTTGAAGTTAGGAGATTCAGATTTTTTGATGGCGTAAATCTTGCACCTGTAATTAAATTCAGCTTTTATTCAATACTTATTATAGGTCTTAGTAATTTCAGTCAATACTTTGTTCCACCAACATTTGTAATCGGGTCAAATATGTTCACCCCTACTGAGGTTAGTGGCAATTCAGATAACTTCCTTAATAGTTTTTTTATTTTGGATTTTTTCGATTCATTTGACATTAATAATCAGACTAAAATATTCACAACATATTTAACAAAGAAAGGCACTGTACCAACATATACCATTGGTTCAGTCAATCAATTATATTACTGGTATGTTCCGCTTTCATTTATAAATGCACAAACTGGTTCAACAGCAACTGGTTATGTTAAATTGAGTTTTTATAATGCTAAAACTGGTAAACTTGTATTATTTTATAATGAGGATAATAACGTTCCTATAATAAGAGATACACCACAAAGAATGTTCTTTAAGGCTGAATTAAATCTCAATAATAAAACTTGGAAGTTTATTACCCCGTCATACCCAACAATTAAAGCAAAAGAATTTATTAGTAGTGTATCATTTGTTGATAAAGCTAACGGAACAGTTAATACGATTGATGATTTACAACAAAATCCACCAAGTGGCAATACATTTACATATACAACTGGAGCAGCAACTTATTTAACAACGTAACTGATTCTTGGTCTTCTTGTTGTTTTAACAATTTGAAATTCTTTTTCGTCTTGTATAAAACCTTGAACCTTTAAAGCGTATTTACTGACAAAAAACCTGTCACCATCAATATTTTCAATTGGATTGCTTTCTGCAAAACCTTCGAAAAGCAATGGAAGTGGGTTGCCTTTAATTGTAATATATTCCTGACGACTGGCAAAGTTTTTAAGAACTTGTTCATCATAAAGATTCACATCAACCCTGTACTTTGTAAACAATGCTACCTCATAGGTCATATCAACGTTTACTGGTTCAGGAATCTTAAATAAGAGATATACTATTTCACCATCATCGAGTATTGGAACTTCGAAATATCTGAATTTACGTGGCTGTGGTATACGATATTTAGTACCAAGTCTTGTACCAGCCTGTTTATCAATACGTCTGACGGTAATATAAGGTGTTGGTACGTTTTTATCATTATCTACGAACTTCCAAGTCTTTGAGAATTCTCCCCAACGATCATTATCAAGATAAAATGCAGGAACAATCTTGTTTTCAATAGTAGCTTGCATGCCATGAATATTGACATAATCAAAGACTGCCTGATCTAAGTCTTCAAGCAATATAGTTCGTGGTAGATATTTTGTTTTAGTATCCGTTGCACGCATAAGCTCTTCAATCCTATCCATACCATATTTCAAGAATTCAGTACCGATTTTTGGTGGATTGACATCAAACGTGAGTTTTACCTTTTTTGGAAGTGACATATAAACTTTTTATATAAATACTCTTGCTTTTTAATATTTAATTGATTACATTTGCGTACTTAAAATATAATTATGTTAGCAGAACACAAGGAATTTCAAGACAAAGATGGTAGTGTGGGTTATTGCGAATCAGTATTTAAATCTGATAATGTATTAAAAACCACATACTTTCCTAAAAGCCAAAGACTTTATATTGCATTCAGCAGAGGTGATACCTATTCATATCCTAATGTTACAGCAGAAATGTACAGGGAATTTGAAAAAGCTGATTCTCAGGGCAAATGGTTCTTTAAGAATATCAATAAAAGTGCAAAGCATCCAGCACGCAAAGAATTTACACTCTATCCTAATGAGGTAAAAGACCTTAAGGAGATTGTCAGTAAAAATTTACCAGTAATTGAAGAACAATTGGAGGACGAAGAAGATGAATGAAAATTTAGAACATTTAAATGGCACACCCGAACAAAGGGTAACAATTCCCAAAGGTCAAGAATATTTGGGTGGTACGGGTATTACATCGATGCAATTTGAAAAAGCACATCCAGTACTTACACTTAAAACTGATTTTCCTGAAACAAATAGTATTATTTTCTACGCAGGACAGGGTAATGAAATGATGAGAATCAGCCCAGATGGATTTTTCTGGAAAGGTAAATTAGTTGAAGACGATAAAGAGATTTATCTGAAAGTTAAAGAATTTTTTAACACTCAAATAAAATGAATAGTATTGAAGAATATCAAAACCTCATTGAATTGTTCAAGCAAACTCTGAAGTTTTATGCTGAAACAGATAATTACGTGCGTCCACCTATGGATGCCATGATGTACTGTGTCAGACCAGAATTTCGTGTTGCACCGCCATCATTAATTGATAAAGATTGTGGTGCACAGGCACGTTTCATAATACAAAAAGCAGAAGAACTGCAGAAGCTCAATCAGGAAATGCAAAATGAATACGATAAAATAATGTCGGGATATGACCAGCTTCAAGCATCAGGAGATATTGCAGATGTGGAAAAATTAAAAGAAATTTTTAAATTAATGGGTAATGACGGAAATACAAACATTTAACGAATATCAAAAAGAGGCAAATTTCTTGAAAATATCTTTAGATAGATTTCTTGAAAAACATCCTGATTTACCTGAAGACGTGATCTTATTAATGAGAATCACATATGATGGTCTGGGTCTGGGTGAAGCAGGTGAAGTACAGGGCAAAATCAAAAAAATCATCAGGGATGATGGTGGAAATATAACGCCTGAACATATTGAGGCAATAAAAGGTGAATTATCGGATATTTTATGGTATATCTCTTCAATGTGCGATACACTTGGAATAAAAATGGAAGATGTTGCTACATATAATATTGAAAAATTAAAATCTCGTAGAGACAGGGGTGTATTACACGGAAGTGGAGATAATCGTTAAATATGAGAATATACCAAAAAATATCACCAAAACAAACATTACTGGAGATTTTCTGTGGTATGAATGTATTTATATTAAAATATATTTATGGAGAAATTAGTTATATCCAAAGAAGAAGCAATCAATTTAAATCAAAAATGGTACTATTCTGGAATACCTTGTAAAAATGGACACATTAATAAAAGATATGTGAACACTGGAATTTGTTATGAATGTAAAAGAAATCTTAATAAACAATGTAATAAAAGAAATCCAGAAAGACAAAAAAGGAACACGAAATCCAATTATAATAAAAATAAAACAAAAATTTTAAAAAGAAGTAAAACGTGGGTTGAAAATAATAGAGAAAAATCGAATCAATATAAAAATAATTGGAAAGTTAATCATAAAGAACAAAATTTAAAACAAGCTCGTGATTATCAAAATAAACAAAGAAAAGACCCATATAAAAGAGTTAGTATGAATATGAGTAAAGCAATTTGGGAATGTTTAAAAAAGAATAAAAACAATACAACTTGGTTGAGTTTTGTAGAGTTTTCGATTGATGATTTAATAAAACATCTTGAAAATAAATTCACCACTGAAATGACTTGGGAGAATTATGGAATTTATTGGCACATTGATCACATTAAACCATTAAGCTGGTTTAATTTAGAAACTGAATTTAAGGACGCATGGGCACTTTCAAATTTACAACCATTGGAAGCAACAAAAAATTTAAGTAAAGGTAATAGATATATAGGATAAATTATACGAAAATTAAAAATAAAATTATGAAATACAGAATAATAGAACATGAATATCTTTACGGAGTTAAAGAGTTTATTGCAAAAAAAAGCGTTGATGGAAAAATTTGGATTCCACTTTTCGATGGTGAATTTTCAATAGAAAATGACAACACATTTGGTTCACTTGACGAAGCGTTAAATGTAATTAAAGAATATGCTGCAAGATTGCAAGTATTGCCAGAAGAAACAATTCATGAGGTAACTAAAGACTTTACAATAAAAAAAGTATAAATTATGGCAAAAGTATACGATTTTACAAATATAAAGTACAAGAAATTAGTACCAGAAGCAAAAGCACCTTTTCAAAAATACGAAACTGACGGTGGCTATGATCTCACAGCAGTTTCAAAAATTGAAACAGAAAAATATGTGGAATACGGCATAGGCTTGGCATTTGAAATACCTGTGGGTATGATAGGATTAATATTTCCAAGAAGTTCAGTAACCGATGAAGACCTTATGTTAAAAAATGCAGTAGGCGTAATTGATGCATGGTTTCGTGGAGAGGTACGTTGTAGGTTCTATGGCACAAAGGTAAATGCATATAATGTGGGTACTGACAAGATGTTTGATTACGGTGGAAATGCATATGAAGTCGGTGAACGTGTGGCACAAATGATAATCATACCAATACCAAAAATAAAAATGATCGAAGCACAGGAACTCAGCGAAACCAATAGGGGCGCAGATGGGTTCGGGAGCACAGGAAAACAATAAGACTATGATAACAAAAAAAAATTGGGAAAGAATAGGCTTCTTAGAAGAACTTCCCGAAGACAGAAAAGACATGGTAGTAAACTGTTTTAATCTTGCAATTAAATGGGTTACTGATGATACACTCGTAAGAGGAAAAAGACAAGGTGAACTTGAAACATTAGTACTTCCTATAATGTATAGAATTGCTAAAGTTGTTGATTTAACTGAGTCACAGGTTATAGAAATTCTTAAAGATTTTTACCATGCTTGGTTAAGTTTTGACCCAACTAAAGATGAAAAGTCAGCCGACCCAGAATTACATTTTGTTAAGACATTCTGTGAATCAAAAATAAATCAATATAAAAACTAATGGAAAATTTCGAAGGTTATACAAGAGAAAAGTGGGAAGATTTAGGTTTACTGGAAACCATTCCAGAAGATCGTAAAGATAAAGCGGTACATGCATTAAATCTCTCATGTAAATGGACTTCGGATAAAACAATTAACCCCGATGAAATATACGAGACACTTCCAATTTCAATAATTTTATTGATTATTAAAAAGATTGATCTCAGTGATGAAGAAGTACTGAACATCTGTAAAGAAGTACGTCCTGCTGTGGAAGCATATGATTTTGGTAAGTTCAACGGTATTAGTTCATTAGGTCTTGAATGTGAATTCATGCACGAATTTACTGAATATCAAATAAATAAACTACAAAAATGACGGGAAATATATTAATTAAAGGAAGTCTATATACAAATTCAGACATGATACCTTCTTATTTATCAAAAGATGGTGTAGTAATTCACGTACAAGGTGATGCATTTTTTCTTTCGGACATTAATACAATCGAAATAAAACCCGATGATGTTTTTATTGAAGATATTTACAATACAATAAAACCAAAATATATTATTGCATTTAGTGCAATATTTTAAAAACAATTTTAACTATGAAGGGCACAACTGGAAACAAAATGAGAAGGGAAGCTGCTAAAAAAATGCTTGAAGCACAACTCCTGAGAGGTACTAAACCTGAAAAAATCAACGGCAAGACAACATCTACCATGATTCCGCTTTTAACTGCGGATATCGCACGCATCAATCGTGAGATTGAAGCAATAAATAATAAGAGATAGTATTTTTAATTAAAAATGAAACAGTATTTGGATTTACTTCAGAACATCATTGACAATGGTGTTGAGAAGGAAAGTGGCAGAGCCAATATGCCTAATACGATTGGCATATCACATGCAGTGATACAAATGAATTTACAAGATGGCTATCCTCTTCTTACAACTAAAAAGATGTACTGGAAGGGCATGGTTCATGAACTACTGTGGATTCTCAGGGGTGATACTAATATTAAATACTTGGTTGATAATAACGTAAATATTTGGAATAAAGACGCTTATGGCTGGTATTTAAAATATTGTGATAAAATGGGTATTGTCGAAGAAAAAAGATTTACCATTGAAGAATTTGTTGAAACAATAAAAGAGGGTAATTTATATATCTTCTTAAGAGGCTCAAAAGGAATACCTGAAGAATTACTTGGTTCAGTAATGCCAATATATATGTTGGGTGATCTGGGTAAAGTTTATGGGTATCAATGGCGACATCAGAATGGTGTTGATCAGGTTAAAGAATGTCTCGAAGGTCTACAGACCAATCCTTTCAGCAGGTATCATATAATTAATGCTTGGAATAAAGCTGATCAGAAACACATGGCTTTACCACCATGTCATTTGATGTACCAATTTATTGTAAGACCAATGAGCATTGAAGAGAGACGTGCAATATGGACTGAACGAATCAAAGGTATTATGTTCTTATTAACATGGGGAAATGGTAAAACTGAAAGTGATGCATTGGATGAACAAAATGTACCGAAATTTTATCTTGATTTGAACATGTACCAAAGAAGTGTAGATAGCGCATGTGGTGCTCCATTTAATTTAGCTTCAATGAGCTGTCTTTTAAAAATATTTGCAAAAACATGTAATATGGAAGAAGGTATCGCTACTTGGATTGGTGGTGATACACACATATATGTAAATCATATAGAAGAGGTTAAAGAACAATTAAAAAGAGTTCCATATAAATTACCAGAATTAAAAATTAATAAAGAATTAAATAATCTTGATGATATTCTTGAATTAAACATAAATGATTTCGAATTAATTAATTACCAGTCACATCCTTCAATAAAATATGAATTATTTACTGGACTAAAGAAATAAATTATGGACTATCATTTAATTTTTAATTATGTGAGTATTTATTATTAAAATGGCGATGATAAGTGGAATTTATAGAATAAAAAACATAATTAATAAAAACTGCTATATAGGGTCAGCAAAAAATATTACAAGAAGATGGGATAGACATAGATGTGGATTAAGAAATAATAAACACGAAAATATTAAATTACAAAGAGCATGGAATAAATATGGTGAAAAAAATTTTGTTTTTGAAATTATTGAAGAATGTGATATTAATGATTTATTGATTTTGGAACAAAAATACTTAAATTTGAAACCAAAATATAATATCGGAAAAATCGCAAGCGGTGGAGATAATTTAAGTAATAATCCCAAAAAGAATGAAATTATTGCTAAAATGAAAAAAACGCTTCATGCCACCATAAAAAACATGAATGATGTTGAAAGGAAAGATAAATATTCAAGACCAATGGAAAATAATCCCAATTGGAAAGATGGTAAAACATATAATTACTGTAATTGTGGTAAAAGAATATCGAATAATGCAATATATTGTAAATCTTGTAGACCATTTAGTGGAGAAAATAATTCGTTTTTTAATAAACATCATACAATTGAAACAAAAAACGAATTATCAAAACAGCGAAAAGGTAAATATAGTGGAACACAAAATATTAGGTTCAGTATTAATAACATCGAATATTTTTCACTTGGTGATGCATATAAAAAATTGGGAATTTCAATATCAACCATATTATGGAGATTACGATCAAAGAATAAGAAATTTGAAAATTATAAATATATTAAATAAAACCCGAAGATGGAAAATGATAGTGATTTAATGCTTGCCATTAAGATTGGCGAAGAAAAACGTGATGAAACAATTGGGGATTTGGTGGACTTACTTAAATCTGGTGTTCAAATTGAAAACAGATTAAAGGTTGACAGCCTGATTGATGCAATATTTAAGTAAAATGAAGGAATTAAACTCTGTAACGATGCAATGATAGCAGTGAGAGTATATAAGTATAATAATAAAAACAAATAAAACTATGGAAGAAAAACTTAGTAACGAAGAGATTGAAAGCGAAATCAATCAGATGAGAGAAGCAGAAGAAACTGCAATAAAAAATATCAAATTCGATATGGAAACAGCAATCGAATATTTTACCCAAAGACGTGATAAAGCTCTTGAAGATTTCAATAAAAAAGTCAGAAATTCTTATTTTGACCATGCAAGTCTTCATAGTCATCTTGATACTTTATTGAGAGTATGTGATCAACTTAAAACATTGAAAGAATGTGATTCAGCATACAGGTTTGCAAAACTCTGGGAAGATATCGATTTAGATAAAACTAAAAAGAAAGTGAATGAGTAATTACGATTTTCATACTGGTGGTTATTGTCCGTATTGCTTACATGCAAGCGGACAATGTACATGTTGGAAAAATTTGGTTAAAATAAATAATAAAATTATGGATGAAAGATTAAAAGATGTTAATTTAATTGATGAACTTTGGGAAACCAATCAGGATGTTGAAATGCAATTGACTGATGACGGAATACGTTATGGCGACACATGGAAAGAACGTGGTTTGGTTTATAACGGACAGTCACAGGAAGAACGATTCTTTGCAAAAATACAAAGTTACATGAACGATTTTCGTGAAAATGGCACTAAATTTCCTTGGCTTAAAGTTATAGGAGAAGCACATATTGCGCTCGTGAGAGAAAGAAAGTTAAAATAATTGAATGATCATACTATATATATTATTGACATTACTGGCATCAGCAGTTCTTGTCCTTTCAATGGCATTGTTGCTTTATATCAAAAAGGGCACATACCTTTCTGAAAAGGAAAAGGAATTTATTGTATTTGTTATGGATATATATAAAGACTATGGTGACGAATTAGGAGTACAATCAAAAGAACAACACAAAAAACTAATAGATGAACTTGAAAAGATTAAAGTGAAACATTTTAAAATAAAAAAAGATGAACAAACTAAATGAAATAATTGACTGGTATCCAGATGAGGAACTTTTAAAAGCCGATGGCTTCGATGATGCGGTAATCGGTGTTGCTTATGATAAAGTAACTGGTGGATTCCGTCTTGTTTACTCAATAAGTAAATGTATTAAAATTCTTATCGATAGAGATAAGATGACATATGAAATGGCAATGGAGTATTTTGATTTTAATGTTCAAGATGCCTATGTTGGTGAGCAAACACCAATCTGGGTTGATGATGAAATGTTTAATGAAGCGACTGAAGAGTTTAAAACTTTTGATGATATTGAAACTAATGATGGGGAAACTGAAGATTAAATAATAAAAGGGGGTCAAATTGACCCCCTTTTATATTTTCGTTAATCTTGTGTATCTATCGGATTTTCAACCATAATATCTGCCAGAATTGTAGCAAGCTGTTCTTCTGGAGTAGGACTACCACCAGTAATGCCAGTCCTTTCAAATAATCGAAGATCATCTGAAGATGTTGCAGATGCAGTAGTCGTAAAATTAGTTTCAGCACCGTAAGCAGTTCCACTGCCATTACGTGCATATGCACGAGCATAATATTTGGTGTTTGATTTTAATCCAGTAAGTGATACTGTAAATATTCCTGTCATTCCAGTTCCAGCAATAAACGAATCACCGTTTCCTGTTCTTCCTGTAACGTCATTTAACACGTTCCAAATAACTCCACGAGCCAAAAGACCGCTTCCGTTAGCTGTAACGTCACCAGCACCAATTGCAGATGTGCTTGTAATTGAGCTTATTGTTGTACCTGTAACTGTAGGTGTACCTCCAACCATAATTTTTAATTTTAAAGTTATTTTTAATCCTGTTTATCAATTGGATTTTCTGTCAGAACACCCGCAAGAATTATAGCAAGCTGTTGATCTGGAGTAGGTGTACCACCAAAAATACCTGTTCTTTCATATATCCTGAGTTCTGCAGAAGACGTTGGATGAATATTGGTACATAAACTATGTTCTGCGCCATATCCAATTCCACAACTATTTCTTGCATATGCACGATAATAATAATTGGTGTTTTGTTGTAAACCACTCATTGCGCTTGTAAAATCGCCAAGTCCAACACCATCAATAGTATGACTGTTTCCAGTTGGTGTTGCACCAGTAATAATACTCCATGTTGTTCCACGAGAAGTAACTGTAGTGCTACCACTGGTTGTTACTTTACCTGTAACAACTGCTGAATCAAATGTTATAGAATGAGCAGTCGCTCCAGTAACTGTTGGAGGAAATGATAGTCCCATGTTAATAAATTTTAAATATTATTAAGATATGACATCAATAAATTTATTGATGTCATATCTTATTATTTTTTCTTCTTTAACTCTTAGTCCTGTTTATCAATTGGGTTTGGAGTTACAGGGATTGTATTTGATACAAGTGCTGCGATAGCTGCAAGAATATCATTATCTGTAGCATAACCAGTCTCATTAATACCAGTTCTCAGCCAAAGTCTGTAAGTTGTTTGATTTAATTTCATAGCCGTATTTTTTAAATTGTTTAATGTTATTTTTATATAAATACTAAAAAATATGAAGAATACTGACAATACTCCATATTTTTCTTTAATTGCCCTTGGTTTCACTAAGGAATGGTACAACGTCTTCCTTAACTGGCACACCAGTTACACGTTTCCAGTATGGTTTAAAGCCACCTATAGTTTTCTTTGTTTCATCTGTAACATTATTAGCACTTTCAACTTCATAATATCTTTTCTTTTCGCCACTCATGTTATATTCAATAATATCACCTCTGTCAATTTCCAAATTCTTTTCTTCCAGTTCTTTAAGATACACTCCGAAACTGATCGGTCCTGTATCGTCACGGGCAATACCACCTTGATTACCACCATAAAATTCCTGCTTGCCATCTTCAACATTTACCATAACCGATATCCTGACAGGTGGCATGTACTTTTTATCTTTTGATTTTGCCTGACCATATAATGAATGTACCTTGGATTCAATCACATTAATTTTATATATAGTGACTTCTTGTGCATTATCAGTCTTTAAGAAATTCCTACCATACATAATATCAAGATTGAATGATCTATTATTCATAAACATGCCCATTCTGTCATTCTCAATATCTTCTATTTGCTTTTTCTTCTTCATATTAAATTGATATAATCGGGAACTTTGGTGGTTGATATCCACGTTCTTTATTTACGTTTTCTGCTACCCTTGCACGAATATCTGTAAGATTTTCTTGACTAAGGTATGTAAGCTGATCTAAGATCACCTTTTCTGTAGCATCCTTTAACTCTTTACCTTCATCAAGCAAGTGTCTGTAATCCATCGTTAATTGCTTCTCAGCAACACCAAGTTCACCAGTGTAAAAGCCACGAACTCCACCAAGAACTATTTTAACTTTGGCAATGAGTAAATTTCTTATCTGCTGACGAGCAACATCATTTAAATTCTGCCATTCCAGCACAGATGTTGGTGCATCGGAAGGTAGTCTTACCACATCATTATTTTCTTCCAAACATTTATTACGTTGATCAGGATTTGTATCGTAATACCAATACCAAACTTTTCTTCCAGCATAATGTTTTCCCCATGTACCAGCTATTTCATGACGATCACCGGGTACGGGATATAAATGCAAGACTTTTTCACCAGTAGCTAAACCTGTAATTCTATAGGTTAAAATTGATTGCAAAACTCTTTGTTTCATCCTACGATCTTGAGCACCCAATAATGTTGAAAAAGTCGGTTGTACATACATCGCTGGACGACCAAGATATGACCAGCCCATCATCCCGGGTGACCATGCATTCAGTGCGAACGGATCAGCAAGTCCACCATCAATCTCAGGTGGTGTTTCCCATAATACTTCATTAACTTCCCTGCCAGCAGGTATAATATAATGTTGTGTATGTGCTTCGGTAACGATAAAATCACGTTTAAGCTCCCAACCTTGGGCAGCAGGTGCATTTGTACCAAGACCTACCTGTCGTGAATAACCATAGGTAAAACTTTCCATATAGTGATTTGACTTATTGGTAAATGCACTGAGAAAGTCACCAGTTTCTTTGTTCATACCTTCCAAGCCAATCCATTGCTGTTGAATTAACCAGCTATTTACAAGTGAAGAATAGTCTTCAACGACCATTTCAAGATATGAATCCATCTGTTCATCCTCAATTTCAAAGGGTCTCAGTGGGAATCCCAACTCATGTTTTACATGAAGGAATAATTTATTTTTATCAACTGTTGTTATTAATGCCATAAAGATATATATTTGTAGTCGTTTATTATAAATACTTTAATGAATCTATTATGCATAGGATTGAATACGAAATTAAATTAAATGAGCAAGGCAGACCTTGCATTGGGTTACCATCAAGTTATAAAGATAAACCTGAAGATAAATTTTTTGCAATTGAAATAGCAAGATATGTACTACAAAATACATATGATCGATTAAGTGATCACTTTGATAAAGATACTGCAGAAAAAATTGATCTTACTATTCGTGTACTTGGACAAGTTAGTGATGAAATGGCAGAATTACTTTGGAACACTATGAAAGCATATGGAGATACTGAAATGATATTGGGTAAACCATATTATGTAGCTGTTGATACTATTGAAGAAAGAGATAGTTTGGCTACCACAGGCATACTTGAAGGAGAAAAAATATATTTACGTGAAGACGGATTGAAAGTTCTTGTCAAAAGCGAAAATAAAATATATAGATTAACTGGTGGTAATACCAATAATGATTGGATTGAAATATTATGATTTGTATTGGTTGTGGTAAATGTTGTAAAAAACATTGGCTTTTAAGATTAACAAGTGAGTATGAAAAATCATTATTTAAAGAATTTATTGTATTTGGCAATTATATCTGGACTGATCAATGCCCTTATTTTAAGAATAATAAATGTACAATTCAAAATGATAAACCATATAAATGCAAAGAATATTTTTGTGAAAAATATGAATAAATGAGAAAATCGGCAAATTATTGGAGTAAAGATGTTTGTAGTAAAGAAGCATTAAAGTATAACACAAAAAACGAATTTAAACATAGATCACCAACTGCTTATAATAAGGTGATTAAGAATAATTGGGTTGATGAATTGTGTCAGCATATGAAAAAGGTCATCAATCCACCTAATTATTGGGTGTTGGATAGATGTCATATTGAGGCATTAAAATATCAAAATAGAAGTAAATTTATTGAAAATTCCAGTAGTGCATATAATGCTGCACGAAAAAATGGTTGGCTTAATGAAATATGCTCACATATGGTAACAAATCAAACACATAAAAAAAGATATGTTTATGCATTTGAATTCATTGATAATCACGTTTATGTTGGATTAACGTATGATATGAACAAAAGGAATAAAGTACATCTTGGATTAATCAATTCCGCAGATTCAGCAGTTTTAAATTATATTAAAAAAACTAAATTAAATCCAACATTTAAAATGTTGGTCAATACGCCCATTGATGAATCTGATGCTGCGATTAATGAAATTTTTTTTATTAATGAATATAGAAAGAATAATTGGTTTTTATTAAATAAAATAAAGGGAGGCGGTTTGGGTGGTAATATATTTAAATGGAGTATCAAGAATCTTATGAAAGAGGCTTTAAAATATAATACGAGAAGTGAATTTCAAAAAAAATCTTGTGGTGCATATAATGCTGCACGAAGAAATAATTGCCTTAATGAAATTTGCTCACATATGATAGAAATTGTAAAACCAATATATTATTGGACATATGAAAATTGTAAAAACGAGGCAATTAAATATAATAAAAGAAATGATTTTCACTTGGAATCATCTTCAGCATATGATTCAGCGCATAGAAATAATTGGCTCAATGAAATATGTTTACACATGAAACAACCTAATAATAATCAATTTAATTTAAAAATTAAATAAATAATGAACCATAAACCAACTCCTGAACAGGAAAGAATATTTACTTTTATTAAAAAAAGACATGAAAATATATTAATTAGGGCATATGCCGGGACAGGTAAAACCAGCACTATTGTTGAAGCAGTTAATTTATTGCCCAAAGATAAAAATATTATATTTTTAGCATTTAATAAGCATATTCAGGAAGAACTTAAAAGTAAATTAAATGAGGGTATTCGTTGTTATACCACATACGGCATTGGTACTGGTGCAATTAAGAGAAAATACGGTGATAGTATTCAATTCGATGAATTTAAAGCAGATAAAATAATTCAGAGAAAAGCAAAATCTTGGAATTTGGATGAAGAACTTAAAGATGAGGAAGCAATTAATAATTATTTGAACAATATTAAGAAACTCAGCAATCTTTGTAGACTTACCTTAACCCATAAGGCTGAATACATACCGTACATTGCTGACAGATATGACATAAACCTCACAAAACCAAAGGATATCAAGAGGGTACTTAAAGTATTGGATGAGATGTCAGTCAACAGGGACACATATGATTTCACAGATGAAATTTATCTACCAGCAATTGATAATGGTATATGGTTTTTCCCACAGGATTATGTTTTCGTTGATGAAATTCAGGATTTAAATCGTTGCCAGATAAAAATTGTGGAAAAGATTTTGAAGAAAGACAGAATTAGTAAGAAAATCACAGGTAGACTGATCAGTGTAGGTGATTTCTTTCAGGGAATCTATGGATTTAACGCTGCTGATGAAAAATCTTTTGAATGGTTTGAAAAATTTCCTAATACTAAGATTTTACCACTTTCTGTATCGTTCAGATGCTCACAAAATGTTATAAAAGAAGCACAGAAGATCGTTCCAGACATCAAAGCACTCCCAGATGCACCAGAAGGTCTTGTAAGGGACGGTAGTGTTGTCAGTGAAGCACGTAGTGGTGACTTTATTCTTTGTAGAACAACTATGCCATTGGTAAAACTATTTTTTCAGTTTTTAACACAGAAGAAAAAAGCAATAATTAAAGGTTCGGATATTGGTGTACATCTGATTGAGTTAATTGGTAAGATCACAACAATTGAAAAACTTATTAGTTTCTGGGAAGCAGAACTCGATAGTTTTAAGAGAGACTTAAAAGCTGATGGTATACTTAATCCATATGAACATAGTGGTTACAGTGCGCTTGAAGATAAAGTCAGAACATTGTTATTCCTTGCCAGACTCAGTACGAATATAACAGACCTTAAAGCAAGTATTAAAACCATATTTACTGACGAAATTCAGGGTATTGTTTTGAGTACAGTACATAAAATCAAAGGTTTGGAAGCAGACAGAGTATTTATTATACGCCCAGACTTACTACCAATGCAAAACGTCAAGGGTTGGCAGTATATTCAGGAAAAAAACTTGGAATATGTGGCAATAACCAGAGCAAAATTGGAATTAATTTATGATAGAACTTGGATAGATGAAGAAAATTGATGAGATGAAAGTAAAGATGTTTTACTATAAACGGATTTATTATGAAATTTGTGCTAAAGAAAAAGGAGAATATTTTTCTTTAAGTTATTTATTAAAAAAGATGTTATGAAGAAAACTAAAAAAACAACCGAAAAACCCGTTAATGGTTTAGAACAACTTCACAAAGTAAAAGAAGAAACGATTAATCGTTGGGAAAAATCAGGCATATTGGATGGTCTTGTTGGAAATTCTGATGTAAATATGGCTGCAATGTTTGAATCGAAAGAATCTTATGTAATTGGTGAAGACGATAATTCATTCTGTACAGATATTATACCGCTTAAAGTTTATACCAGAGAGGAAATAATAGCGATTATTAAGAGGTATGCTTTTCATTTAAGTGATAATGGCGACCCTGATGAAAGTGTAAAAGAATGGTTTGATAGGTGTTATCCTGAAGAAAAAATTATACCTGCTAAATAATGAAAGTAATAATAGCTGGTGGTAGAGATTTTGATGATTACCAGAAACTACGGGAGTTCTGTGATAAAGTTCTTAAAGATCAACAGGATATCGAAATTGTCAGTGGTGCAGCGAAGGGTGCTGATCATCTGGGTGAAAGATACGCAATTGAAAGAGGGTATAAAACAACCAGATTTCCTGCAGACTGGAATAAAGGCAGATCAGCAGGTTATATCAGGAATAAGCAAATGGCTGAGTATGGTGATGCACTGATTGCTTTCTGGGATGGTACAAGTAAAGGCACAGGTCATATGATTGATTTAGCAAAACAATATAAATTAAAAATAAGAATTTGTAACTATTAATATTTAAATTATGGAATGGTTAATTCATATTGAAGGTAAAGCCGATGAGAGAATTCTCGTGACTTTCGACCCATTGGATGAAAGTATCTCATTTTATGGTCAATATAAGGTTAAATTTAAGGATTATGCTTTTACTTCTGCCGAATCCAAACAATGGGTTATTTTCAGTGAAGATCATGATGCAATGAACATTGATTTAAAATCGCTCAATGAACATATATCAAAAGTATATGATAAAATGGCTGAACGAATCAAAGTTTATGATGATTTCAGAAAAGTCTTTGGAGTATTTAAGACAATTGAAATAAAAGAAGATTAATGTGAGACACTGGCAGTATTACTTCCGTTACTTAAATGTCTGCCACTGCCACTATTGCTATTATCAGTATTAGGACGAGTATTACTATTGTCAGTATTTTTACTTGTGGAATTATTACTAAATGAACCACCAGTATTTGTGCTTGCCTGAACGGTTGATTTTTCTTGTACAAGCACTTGAAGTGTACCTGTTAAAGTACCAATTGAGGTATTAATTTTAATAAGTTCTGAAGCAGTTGCCTTATTTTGTTCTTTTTGTTCTATAATCATTGCATCGGTAGTGTTCATTCTCGGAACTACTACAAGTTGGTAGAAACCATAAAAAAATGATAACATTGCAATTATAAATGCAATAAATGTTTTTACTGTAAATACTACCTGTGTGCTTCCACTAATTTGTTTTAGTCCCATGTTTTTCTTTTTTTCTTTATACCATTTATTTTTCAACCATTTACCTACCCCTAAAATATTGAGAACTTTTCCAAGTGATTTTAATATTAATCGTATCCAAGCTGCTTTCATACCTAAAAATTACTGTTGGCTCTGTATTAATTATTGCCGTAAATCCATCTGGTGATTGTGAAATCGTTGCTTCTTTGTCATCAATGAATACTCTTGTGCCATATATCCAAGTCTTCGTTGGTTTGTTATTATAAATTGAATTACTCACCACAATTAGCTCGTATCTGTATTTCGGTGAATCACTGGCTTTTTTTTGATCATCATAAACCAGAACTCTTTTTACTACGTATGAAGATATGCTAATCTTGTTTACTGGCGATATTGTTTTATCCCATGTACCAAAATCCTCAAACTTCATGCTTTTTTCAACCGACTGCGCATTCAGTACAATAAATCCAAAGAACAATATGACAAGAAGTATTAACTTTTTCATTCCACCATAATAGTTACAACCATAAATACTTTATAAAAACAAAAAAAGGTGTCTATCGACACCTTTCTTTTTATTTATCTATTGATTACTGTAAGTCACCAATTCCGAAGGTCTGAAGACCATCGCAGAAGATTCTACCATAGTATCTGTTAAGTACCATTTTCTTTGCATAACGTGTCATGATACCACGGATTGGTGTGAAATCAAATGGGTTATACATTACAGGGGTTAACTGCATTGGTACGTAAGGAGCGTAGATGTAACCTGTTTCCAAGATACTTGTTCCTTTATGTCCAACTAATACTGTGTTAGCTGGTGCGTATGGGTCACGATATACCTGATAACGTCCACTAAGAGTACCAATTTTCTCAATACCCATGTTGTATTTATCCTGCTCTGGAGCAGCGTTAGATACGTGGAAATATTCAAGGTCATCGAATACTGCACTAACTTCTGGGGATACTACTACCCATGATGCGCCACCTCTTAAGGTTGCTTTGTGAATCTGTGCTGAAATCTGGTTGATCTTTGTGATCAATGTTTGATTCCAGTCTTTCTGAACACCGTAGTAAGTGTTAGTTCCTTTACGGAGACCATTATAGTCCCATCTTGCTGTCCATGCTGCGCCACGTCTTAGGTCACGAAGAATTTCACGGTCAATTTCAGCAGCCATTTGTTCTGAAAGTAAAGCTGTTAACTCTGCTTCAGCGTCAATGTTGTGGAATGCACTAACGTCCTGTGCAAGTTCAGGTGTCCACATAGCACGCATTTTACGTGTTTCTACAGATACTGTTACTTGGTCAAGTACGAAAGTTACTTCAGCCATTCTTGAATCTTCTTCAAGGTCACTGTATACTCTGTAAGTTGCAGTGAAAGTGATACCAGTTGATACAGTTGTTGCGCTTAATGCACTGTAACCATTAGTTCCAGCATATTGTACGTCAGCTATAAGAACGATTTTTCCAGTTTTGTCAACGATTGCCTGTCCGTATTTTTGAACTTTAACGTTGAAAGGAATAGCCTGTCCAGCAGTAATTGAACCGTCAGTTGCATAAGGTGCAGGAGCTACTAATTTAACACTTGCGGTTATTCTCAAACCAGCAAGGAAAGATTCAGTATCCATAGGAACACCAGCAGGACCGATTAATTTACCTTCATTTGTGATACTGAAACCAGCAAGTGTTAAGGTAACATATTTATCAACACCAACAACCCATGCAGATGCAGTAGTTGTACCAGTAACAACAATCATGTCGCCTTTTGAGCGATCAAATAATGATGTACCTTCTTCAGCATACTCAGTTGCATAGAATGCATCGTATAATGAACGACTTTCGAATTGAGTTTTTGCGCTCAATGCTTTTTCAGCAGCGTTTCCATAAGCACCATCTGGTGATGTGTGATTGAAATTAGGTGATTGATCAACTCTTACGCTTGCTTTAGGGTTAATATAGTACAATTTACCAATAGGTAAGTTAAGTGCTTGTACAGACACGATATCGTTTGCAAGTAATTTTGCAAATACTCTACGGATTACAGGGAATGCAACAGTTTCGAACTGTCCGCTATTGCTTGAATCTGAAGACTCGTTGATCATGTGTGATAACTGGTTTTCGAAAAGCTGTGCGCAATTCTCTTTTACGTTACCTTCAAGACCTTCAAGAAGACCGATTTTTTCCCAACGGTTTGTTGTTATTTCTCTTTGTTCACGGAGTTGTTTTAATCCAATATTGCCAACTTCCGCACTTTCCATTAAAAATCCCATTTTATTAAGGTTTTAAATTTTTTCTTAAATTATTTTTTTGCCTCTATGCTCTATAGTTTCCATGATTTTTCTCATTCTCATGATATGTTTATCATTGGTATAGGCTGTTTTTTCTACTACTTCATCAAGTTTTTGTTTTGAAGATGGCTGTATAGAAGCTGATACTTTATCCTCAATACTTTCAGTAAGTGTTTTCTTTCCACCCTTCATTTCTGTAAGGAAGTTTTTATACACCTTCTGTGAAGCAACAATACTATCGACTTTTTTAAATTCGTCGATGATCTTAATCTTGTCCTCTTGCGTTAATGCCAACTCTTCGTTAACCAATAAATTATTGACGTGTGCCAAATTGGTATTGAAAACTGCCATTTCTTTTAACTGACTGCGATACTTGTCAAGTGCGGACTTATAACTTTCAACTAATCCTGTAACGGATTCTTTATATTTTTTAGTTTCGTTTAATTTCTTAGCTAATTTTTTGTTAACTTCGATTAAACCACTAATCTTTTTCTCTGATTCTGTACGTAAACCTGAACGCATTTTATTAACTGCGCCTGTGCTCTTGTAATCAACACCCGGGATTGAAGTTGAAGGAACTTTCTTCATATTTCCTAATGTCTGTGTAAGACTTTCTTCAACAGGTTTTTCTTCTTTTTGACCTAATACTTGATCAATCATTTCAGGAGTGATTTCGTCTTCACTACCTACTTCATCAATCATAGGTTGGGTAGGACCGCCAGCATTTACTTTGTTAGCACCTTGTCCACCATTATTTTTTTGTTCATAAACATCAAGTTCATCAATTTTAGCTTGGTTAGGACCGCCAGCCATAACTACGTTTGCACCTTTGCCACCGTTGTTTTTCTGCTCACCCATGCTACCCATGCCTTTAATCATACCATCAAGTTTATCACGCATTTCAACAAGTCCTTCATATGGACTTCCTACTGATGGTGTTCCACCGCCAGCAAGTTCTTCATTTGCTGTTTCCATAGCGTTAATTTCTTCTTCAATTTGTTCCAGTGAAAGAACTTCATCCATGTTGTCTGCACCTTCTAATGCTGTACCTACACCACTCATATCAAGTTCTGTTAAATCATAATTCTCTGATACGTCTTTTTTTGTATTAGCAATTGGTTTGCCAGAGGTCGGACCTTTGAGCTTTTCGTTAAATATTTTACCTTTTTCAGCTTCACCTTTACCTTGGTTTGGTGTTTCGCCTTCTACATCGCCCATGAAATCTTTTTCACGTTCTTCAGCAATTTTCTGTACGCCTTTTGCTTTTTCATCAAAAGGTTCACCTTTACCTACAGTATCAGTAATTTTTACATCTTCTGCTACTTTTTGTACACCTTTTGCTTTTGTATTAAATGGTAAACCTTTACCTGCAGCTTCCTTAACAACCTTTGGGGTCTCATTTGTTAAATTTTTCATATCAGTTTCTTTATTTGATTCAGCTTCATCCAGTTTTTTATAGGATTCTTTCGCTGGTTTATTTTTATTTAATTCTTCTTTCAAAATATTGCCGAATTCTTTTGGGAATTCTGCAGCCAATCTTTTCTTAGCATTAGCATCCGCAGCTTGTTGAATATTTTTAAAATCAACTAACGCTTCCTTTACTATCGATTTTTTTTCGTTTTCCATGTTATTAAAAATGTCCTTACTAATACTATAATTTTTATATAAATACGTTATTTTTACCAAAAAGCATTTTTTTTTATAAAAACAACCTTAATTTTCTTGTTTTTAAGAAAAATTATAACTATCTTATGCGCTTATAAATTCCATTACAATAAGAACTTATTAACAGCAGTTACTATTTTTTGTTCGTCTTCCTTAAGATATATACCGTTTTTCTGCACATAATTCTCGCCAACAGATTTATCGCCTTGTTTTTCTGGCATAAGAAATGCGCCCGGGGTACTTGGTGATGCAACTAAGTCAAAACCAATTAGTTCGAAGTCTCCTTGTACGAGATTTTCACCATTAATTTCTTTAAGTGTACCAACTCCACGGCTGGAAATACCTAATCTTATTTTATTTTCAAGATACAGAACAATCTTATCACCAATAACTGAACATACGCCATAATTAATATATCCACGAGTTACAATAATTTTTAATTGACCATATAAAACATTTTCTTTATCACCAGTTCCCCACCACATTTTTGTTATCATATGTGAGAGATTTTGTAAAGAAATAATAGAAGAGTTTCCAGTCCAATGTGATTTACCATTTACTCTAATCATGAAATTGCTATTGGCTACCCTAACACAAGCAATTTCTTCATCAAAATCAATTTTATTTATTGTTATACTTCTTTTATCAAGCCAAATATTTTTTCGTTTTGATATATTTAAATTATATTGAAGATGACTATTTTCAGCCTTAACTAATCTTTTTTCTTTTATATCTTCATTGATATATTCAACTGTTCCATCAGATAAAATAACCTCTCTTTTCAATACCGAATGATCAACTAAATATCTATCTTTAGGTTGATAAGTAGTAATGTTACCGTTTCCATCAATTTTAATTAGAATTTCATGCAAATCGTCAATCAATTGTTTTGATGTTGAAAAAACCGATTCTTTATTTGACCAATTTTCGTACTTTGATTTAACTGATCTTCCATCACCAATCTGAAACCAATTAAAAAATATTTTCAATAAATCTGATGATGCTTGTTTTAATTCAACTGGAATAAATTTATTATGTGAATGTCCTAATGGAAATAAATAATTGTATAATCTTGCATCAGCTATATGATATTGACATTTTCCATTATCATGCTCATCAATCCAATATTTAAACGGTAATTTATTTAATAATTCTACAATAATTTTCTTTTTTTCTTCATTTTTCTGTGTTATAACAACATCATATCCCTTCAATTTATATTGATTAGACTTTGTACCACCACAATGTCCTTCAGCTAAATAAATACCCATAAATGCAAACCAATCTTCAGACTTAACATCAATTGGTTGTGTATATTTTTCAATTAAATCATGTTTCATATTGAAACTTAATGAATTTCTGTTAACACCATTTAATGTATAATATTCATTATATTGACCCGTCCATTCGCCTGTTTTTAATAACTTATAATGACCAGAAGAAAAAACATTTTTTTTATTATTAAAAATATCTTCAGCAAAAAAATAATTTCTTTCACCCTTTGAATTTTCAAGTAAAAATCTATGATTAGCAGTGACTGTCATATCAATATTTTGACCAGAAAATTTATACATTTTACCTTTATATGGTAAATATATTTTCTTTTCAATTCTCTGAATTTCAATTTGGTTAGTTAAATTATTCAATGTTAATATTTCTTCATCCTCTGAAATATTTTTAATTAATTTCCAACCATCTTTTGTAAGTATCTCTGAATTAGATGCTTGGACGCAGTCGGGATGGTCGGCTTCAGAAACTGCACTATTAGTATTAATTAAATCTTGATATAAATTGACCTGTGGTACTAAAACCGCTTTAGGATATATCCTGCCGTTTTTGTTTTTAACACCCCATTTCTGTAATATACATGTTATTAATACAGGTTCATTTGGCTTAATTACAAATGCTTCAGTTAAAAATTGTGGATTGAGATCAGCACTAATAAATCCAGCATCATGTTCGATCAAAATACCAAATCCTGTCTGCCCTGCTTGTAAAATCTTACTCATGTTAAATATCTTTGTATATAAATAGTTATAGTTGTTGATTTAGTTCAGCATGAACTCTGGGACTCTCTTCAAACTTTTTCCTATCTCTAACATCATCAACGTTTTCGATAAAAATGCGCATTTCCAATTCTTTTACTATTGTACTAAGCTGCACATTTAGTTCCTTGAGCTTCTCAATTTTTGTCATTTTTAATTAAAATTAGTCTTTCGATGTTATGTTTTTAATTTGAGTTTGAAGCTCTTCAAGTTTTTTCATGAGTTTTTCTCCCTCAACTCTACTAAGTTTGTCGCTCAAATCCAAAATAATAGAAACACCATTCAATAGATGTAACGCTTCTTTTTCGCTTTCCATCCATTGACGTGTTCTTTCTTCTTCACGTTTTAACATTTCCAGTCTGATTTTTTCCAATACGTCTGATTGTTCTTTTCTTATCATGTCAATTTTTGCAATATGTTGCTGTTGCATGAGTTTCATTTCAATACCCTTTTTCTTGAGTGCTTTCATTGCAGTAATAATGGTCGTGGAAAGAATTGCGATAGTGATTGCGATCATTCCCATGATAACGTACTGATGACCTACTGTTGCACTACTTTGACCTATTATTGCGAATATCATATATATAAAATTATACTTTATAATAAATAGTCCGAATAACTCAATCGGCAAATACAATAGTAGATTTTTTATAACTCCGTATTTATATTAAAAATCAGAAAAATGAGTAATGTGAAACTTATTGACCCACTTGATGTAAACATCAATACTACAATTGTCAATGGCATACCTAAATATGAAGATATGTTCATTTTCGCAGAGTTGTATGGTGTAAGAAAAGGCAGAAGTGTATTGGTTACAACAGAAGGTAGTGCAAAATATGGTATCCAAGCAACTGGCTTAGAAAGCACTACAAGGGTTAATTTCATGGGAATAAATCAAACTGAAGGTGATGAAAATAATAAAAATCCAAATTTCTTAAATTTTACCACAAATTATTATGATGGTAGTAATGGTAATAATATTCAATATGAAGGTTTTGGTATGAGTGGTATCAAGGTAGTGCTCAATTCTTCATTTGTACCACAAATCAATATTCAATTTGTTGATATAAGAGGTTTGGCTTTCTTTAATCGTGCAAACTCACCTTATAGAATATTATTTGATTTTCCACCGCCAATTTTTTATCTTACATTAAAAGGATATTATGGCAAATCATTATCATATCAATTACACCTTGTTAAATATACAACCGAATTTAAAGCAGAAAACGGTAACTTCATAATTGACGCACAATTTGTGGCAGTAACATTTGCACCACTCACCGATGTATTATTAAGGTATGTTATTAATTTTCCGCTTATGCCACCAGCACAAATATCGCTTAATCCTGATGCACATACCGCACCAACCAACACATATGAATTAATAATGAAATTGAAGAATTTATATACTGCAATTTCAGATGATATTAAGAATTCTACAGAAACAAAAGAATATGATGCTGTAATTGTTAAAATTGCCAACAACAATAATGCAATAACAGTACTGGACAGCTTTAATAGTCAATTATCAAATGCACAGTCTCAACCATATATGTTAATTAAAGATGTAGCACCAGCACAACAGCAAACAGTACCATCAACATCGCAACAAATTGCATCACTGCCATACTATAACTTTAAAGGTAATCAACCAACTGCCGATAACGCAAAGGCAATCATAACACCAATAAGCACTTTATTGGGATATGATAGTGCAATTCAGTTTAATGCAGTAAGCGGAGTACAAGCAAATACAAATAAAAGATTATTTATTTCATATATCGTTGGTCAGAACATTAGTCCAGCACTGCCTACAACCAATGCAGCATTAATAAATGAATTGGGTAGCCAATTATTAGCATTCAAGGCAAGTCTTATTCAAAAAGCCAGCGATAATGGAATTAGTGTATTAACTACAGATATTTCAGACCCACAGGTATTTGATAATAACTATAATATTGCAAATAATGCTGCAAGCACCAGTAGCACGACCAAATATGTTGGAATTGACGTTACTGATTATTATAATAAGCTATATAAAAATAAAGCAGATTTAACAAAACAAAAAGTTACTCTTAGTAAATCAATTAACACTAAGATCAATCAGAAAATACTTGATAATCTTGGACTCAGACCATCAATATATAATATTTTTAAAATTATATTAGATGATGTCGATAAGTTTTTTAAAAAAATAAAAGATACATCTGACGAAGCGGAAAACAGGCATCATAATATTGATGATTATAAAAGATTAATAATTAATGATGGTAGCTATAAAGATACTGGTAGCGGTAGTGATGGTATTACTGTTAGCAATAATAAAATATTTGCATTTCCATTAATAATAAAAAATCAACAGCCAGTTGCTGGTGGTTATAGACAGGTAAGAATAGCACCAATTGAATTAAGCAGAAAATTACCACGTCCTTTTCCAGAAATTTCATTAGTGGAAGATTTTATTGATAGTTTTAATAGCCAACAAAACTATACTGAACTCAGCAACATGAGAGCCAATCAAAATGAAAATGGTGTAAATAAATGGATACCAATATCACCAGTTGATTCAACACTTGGAACTACAGACTTACAGAGTCCATATATTGGTGTTGACACCAGTACTGGTGGTGGAGTAAACGGTCAACCAATTAATATAAGTTCTGACAACAGAATAGATCAAGTACTTAAAATTGTATTAAATAGGTTTTATATTTTGACACAAAGCTCATTACCAACAAATTTTTATAAGGGTGGCAAAATAAGTGCTGCATATGCTAATTTATATGCTGAAGCAGAAGCATATAATCTAACCGCATCAATATTTGATTCAAAATATGGTCAAAATTTAAGACAATTTGCACAAGATCATAATACTGCCGATGCTTTTTATAAATATTTATCTGAAAATACTGCTCTTAATGGCGACTTTTATGATTTTCCTGAAATAAATCCAAGTACAGGCACACCAACAAAAGAATCTATACCGATAACTACAAGTGATAACGTTTACGTTGATAAAGAATTTACTCAATATAAAGGTATGGTGTTATCGCCAAGTAAAACAATAAATATTAGAACCCCACAACAAGGTTCAGAAGACCCAATTGATAAATTTCAAGAAACTACAAGGAGAGGATTCTTTAAAAATAATTTCAATGCAATTCCACAGAGTTCGTTTCAATTTACAACCGAAAACGTACCGTACATTGAAGACACTATGGAAGCAGACGCAACATTAAAACTACTGGATGTACAGACCAAATATAATGGTACGAGTTTAATTACAAGATTTGTAACACCAGAGGTAATTAAGGTATTTAATGCTGACGATGTTTTAAATGCTAAAGTTACAATAAATAGTAGTGGTAGAAATCTTAATAGAATTAATACAATTGACCAACTGGCAGTGACTGGTAATTCATATTTCTTAAGCAACAATGGATTTAATGGCTCAATTGCATCAAATGCCAGCAGATTAAGTAGTAGTTCATTTGCAAGCGTACCTACTGTTTGGATTGATGTACTTTCAAAACATGATAATGAAATTTATGCCGACATTATTAATCAAAGCACACCATTGGGTGCAATAATATTATTATCAAACTTTGGATATACTGCAAGTCCATTCAATAAATATCCAAAAAATTTAAATGGATTATTATTTAATATTCCTGCAGCAATTGAAGTTCCATCATATCTACCCGCATACATGGGTTCGTTAATTGATGCAAAAACTAACGGAATAGCTACCCAATTAAAAAATTTCTTCACAAACGGCTCTGGAAAGAATCTGGAAAGTTCGGGACTTTTTATATTTGCGGATATTGGAGATATTGAAAATGTATTATCAGCTAACGATAAAGCCGAATTTAAATCAGCATTTAACACATTTAATGATCAATATCTTAAAATTAGATCAGCTTTACAGTCAACATACACTCAAGTACAGGACAAAGTAGGTACTCGTGGACAATACAACAGCGATGATGCATATATAAAAGCAAAAGCTGCTGCATATAAATCCCTTTTATATCCAAATAATGATGATAACACAGGAGAAAGTTTTGCAAACGTATTATTGCCAATGCTTACTGGTTCAAAAATTATTAATTTTAGCGAAATAACATTCACTAAACCAGTCACCGAACAAAAGGGTTATAAATCAATTAAAAGTTTAAACGATGCAAGTTCTTCAAATAAAACAATTAACGACATATATTTTAAGAAATTTTTTACATCGTTATTGAGTCAAATTGATGCAAAGGCTACCGATTTAAAACAAGCCGATACTGACAATGAGAAAAGAAAAGGTGATGAAGATATTGTAACACAGACATACTATTCATTTAAAAATATCAATGATAAATGGTTATGTAATCCAAATGTCAAGAATGTTCAAGGATATCCTTTTAATCCTTCTGGTAAAAACTTAATTGATATATTTGCATTTGTAGATAGAGCAATGAATCCAATTGGTGATACGATTATAAACGCTGAAGCACTTGTACAGATGTTTGATGACCCAAATATTTCGGTCTTTACTGCACTATCTCAATTATTATCATTAAATGGATTTGAATTTTTTCCATTACAGAACTTAATGTCATACAATGATCAGGCATGGGAAGAATCATTTAAAATTGATGTTAATGGTACTCCAACAAACAGTGCAGCATTTGTATGTATGTTTGTTGGTGGAACTTCAAGTTATCCTACTGGAATGGATAATGATTTTAAGGACGATGGTATCACTGACATAAGCAATGAAACTAATATGCCAAGTGATTTTCAAACAAAAAAACCAGATACTGGAACTGCAAGTCCCGAAGATCAATCACAAGAAACAAATTATGGTGGTTTCCCTTGGAGGCAAGTAAGAGCATTCAGAGTCAGGTTTGGTGAACAAAACCAATCAATGTTCACTGATATTAAAATTGACAGTAAGGAATATCCAGAAACTAACGAAAGTATTCAGATTCTTGCAAGACTGGCTGGTGACGCAAAAGGAACTACGCCAATACCCAAAGGTCAGAACTTATATAACCTTTATGAAAATCGTGCATATAGGGCAACAATTAATGGTATGGGTAATGTTATGATTCAGCCGACTCAATATTTTCAATTAGAAAACGTACCTTTATTTAATGGTGCGTATATTATATTATCTGTAGAACACACAATTGAGCCAAATAGAATGATGACGAGCTTTAGTGGTACTAAAATATTAAGATACCCCGTACCAAGAGTAATGAATCCAGCAACACTTATTGGCTTTGACGGTGGAGATTCTGAAGAAACAAACGTAAGCATGTTATCGGCAGGTGATATTAGTAGAGGTGTGGGTAGTGAAAGTGCAGCAGATAAAGCAAGATATAATTCAATGTATAAAGGTTTTGAAATTCAATAATTATGGCAACAAAAACAGGTAAATTTGTATTAACACAAAAAGGTGAAGCATTCATACGAGCAGCTTGCAGTGGTAGTGGTAATTCATTACTACAAGGTAAAAATAAAGGTGTGCTGCCATATTGCGACCCTGAAACACCAGCAAGTACGATATGGGTTTCACATGCCAGACATAATAATGTTCCTATCACCACAAATCAACAATTAGGTGAAGCATTAATTGATTGGTATAACAAGTACGGCAACATGTATCAAATGGATGCTAATGTTATGGCAGCACAAGCATTTCAAGAATCTGGATACTTTGTTTGGAACTATCCAACCACAAGTACTGCTTCGGGAATTGGTCAATTCACTACTGATGCGGTATATAATGTTATTATAACGAACAACTACTCATATATCGCACCACATATGACTACTGCTGAAATTCAAGCAATAGTAAGTGGTACTATTGATATTGGTGGTAGTTATGATACCACATATAATGTTGCAAGTGCAATAGGAAAAAAGAACAGACCAATAATGCATCAAAATATTATTGATAATCCTGAGATAATGATAAAAGCACAATTCAGATATATGAAAATTATTGCTGCTGTTGGAAAAACATCATTAACAAGTCAGGTGCTGTTCGGATATAGTAGAGGATTGGGACTTATTAAAGGTACTTATAGTAACACAATTGAACGTGCAACCAAATATTCTCCAAATTATCAAATTGAGGGAATTGACTATGTATTTAAAATATTCAGATATCTGGGATATCCCCAAACAATTAATGGAACAAAAGGAATGTATTTTGGCTATGATGATCTGGGTGTAAATGTATATCCAAATCCTAATTTTAATGCATTATCTGCTGACGCACAATAATTAAAGTATACCCTTTTTAAGTTCGTGTAAACCGATAATATCATCATCTGCAGTTTTGGGATTAAATTTCATTTCTTTAATCTTCTGCATTGCTTTACCGATGCTATCCTTAACCGCTTCTTTGTTGACACTTTCTAATAAAGTAAGGTCTTCTGCTTTATATTCTTCGAGTAAATCTTCTTTCTGTTTATCGCTGGCATTAACGAGCTTCATGAATAAATTACGATCATCTTCAGAAAGTGTTTCGTATCTTTCGTTAAATTTATTTACTGCAATTTCAATAACATTTTCATCAACCTCTTCGACTTCAGGTTCAACACTTTCTGTAAGAGTTTGTTTTGCTGTTTTAACATGATTTAATACTTGTGTAAATGATTCATGAATGCTATCAACATCTACATCTTCACTATTACTAAGAGATTCTTTAATAAGATTACCAATTGCAACATATAAATCAACTCTGCTGTCATCAACCTGAACTTCTTCATTAAGAAATGCTTTGAGTTTCTGATGTTCAGCTTCAATTTCTTTAAGAGTCCATACTTCAAACAACTTAATGTTATTGTCAATATAACGGGTTGCAGCAAGGTCATTTTCAATGTGTTTGTTTTCAATATTATTAAACACCTTGAACTCCAACTGCAATATTGGTGAGTTCCTTACGATTGTAAAGAAATCATTTGTTAATTTTTTTGATTCTTCAATTAAAGCATTACTGAAGTAAGCGTCCTTTAACTTCTTGGAAACTATTAAATTAACAATTCCTATATTGATACTTTTCATATGTTTTACTTTAATTTATTATAAATACTGTAATTAGTTATAAACGTTTATTTTATACAAGATATTAATTACTCAATATCTTCAATGTTTTCAATTGATTCGAAATCAATATCTTCGGTTTCATTTATTTTATGTTCGGCATTAATAGTTTCACCCTTTTCTAATAAAGCATCAATTTCATTAACCATATCGAAAGCATTTTTATTTAAGTTATCGTTAATTTCATCATTCTCTTTTATAAGTTCTCTGCGCTTAACTTCATTTCTATGCACTGCTGGATGGTAACTGTCACCATATACTAATTTTTCAAGTTGTAGATTATATTGATCTTCGGTCATTCTATTTTCTTGCATAGGTGGAAGTCCAGCAGGTGGAGCACCAGCACCAGCAGGAGGTGGAGCACCAGCACCGCCAGCAGGAGCACCGCCTTCAGGTGGAAGTCCTATTTCTGGAGCACCGCCAGCAGGTGGAGGTGGCATACCAGCAGGAGCACCACCAGCAGGTGGAGCACCAGCAGTACCACCAGTTGGAGCACCTGCCATTGCAGCACCTTGAGGTTCACCAAATCTCTTATCAATATCGGTAAATAAACCAGTTTTCTTGATTGTAACTGGTGAATCCTGAAGTTCTTGCATAATAACTTTTTCCATTTTCTGTTGTTTCAAGTCATTTACAATATCTCTATCACTCATATTAAATAACATACGTTTTGCACCTGTGTGTGACATTGCAGCAATACCAGCTTCAGCACGTGTCAATTCAGCATATGTCTGTGCTTTTTCACGAAGTAATTCGGCTTTAAGTAATTCTTGTTGTGTTGAAGGATTAGTAAGTGTAAGAACAAAATCATTAAGGTCTTCGCCAGTATAACCCAATAAATACAAATGTATCATTGCCATTTTATTGAGTTCCTGAATCATAGCTTGTTGAATACGATTGACTTTCTTTGCGAAACGAATATCATATTGTGCCATGTTTTTACCAGCACCAGCAGCATCTTGAAAACTCAGAAATGGTTTTGGAACACCTAAACCAATAAATAAATTGTCACGTAAATATTCAATATCTTGAATTGCATCAAGATTGGATGCGCCCGGGAGGGTTTCAATTCCTGTTTGAGTATTTGCATTTCTCACTGGAAGGAAATAATCTTCATCATTTCCCATTATATTAAACCTGTAATCAATCTGTCCGTCATTCGGAGCTACCTGTGCAGTTTTTTTAAACTTGGTAGCTACTTTGTAGATATATTCTTCGATATCATCCTCATCAATGTTTCCAACATCAATTTTAAATACTTTCTTTTCACCTGCCCTGATAATACGATATGTTAACATAGCATCTTCAGCCATAATTAACTGTCTAAAAACTCTACGAACTTTATTAAGTACTGAATTGTGAACAACAATATTATTTGCAAAAAAATTGTGATTTTCATTATCAACTTGAATATCAAAAACAAAACCAATTTCATCCAATTCAATCGATTTTATTTTTTCGACAATAAAATCATTGGTTAATCTATTTTCTATGTCGGAAAACATTGTTTGTTCATTTTTTGACTCATAATAAAATAATTGATATGCATCTGCAATATTTTTTACTTTAATACCATTAATAATAATATTATTTCTTTTTTTTCTTTTATTAATACTACCAGTTTTATATCCTAATGATTGTGCTAATAGTTTAACATCATTAATTAAACTATAATTAGACATTTCAATGCCAAATCTTTTACAATTCCATTTATCCACATTTACTGACCCATCAGCGTCTTGTAATCCTTCCAAAAATGCTTTTCTAATATCTGTGGAAGCGGAAAACAACCATTTTGGAATTCTTTTTGTTCTTGAATCTCCAGCAAATTCCATATTTTTTAATATGGTTGCTAAAGATTTTGAATTAACAACTGCTGAAGCAATCCCATTTGAATATTTATTATTTTTTCTTAAATAAATTTCTTTATTTGAGTATTTTTCTAATAAATTAATATATTTTTGGTTAATAATATCATGTACACCATATGCAAAATATACCATATAAGGTCTTGTTGCATTTACACCACCATCTCCGAGTAAAAATCCAAATAATTTTGCAAAATCTTTATCAACATAATCTGGAATATATTTTAAATCATTAACAAAATCACCATATATTCTATTTTTATGCTCCTTAATTTCAATAGATTTATTAATTTTTATTTGTTCATTATAATCATCATGATTATTTATAATTAATCCGTCACCGATTTTTAATTCACTAACAAATTTTTCTTTAAATAAATCATCATCGTAATCGTAATATGGTAATTTATGATTATCAGTTAACTTAAGATAATTATGCTGTGTTGATATTTTATATGTTTGTTTTTCTCCATTACAAACAACATCCAATACCTTAGATTCTATTTTTTTCTGTGTTTTGATATCAAAACCAATAACAACATCGCCTTTTAAAATGTTTTTAATTTCTTTAATTCCATTGCTTGTTTTTATATAACTATCTGATAATAAGCAACTTCCGTAGGGTAAATATTTGTCATCACCAAGAAGTCTAAAATGAGCAATTTCAAATACGTTAAATTCATCACCAGTCATCCTTTCTTTGAATTTCACCAGTGGTTTTCCATTCTGAATTCTCTCGAAACGCTCAATTTCATAGTTTACGAGTTGTTTCACGTGAGTAATACCTTTTTTACGTTCACCATAAAGTAATACGAAATTATCACCATATTTAACAGTGTTTCTTACCCAGAATGGTAGGTTAACATTTACGTTAACCGTATCGTAGAAAAATTCTTCTAATATTGTCTTGATTCTTTCCTTATTTGAATATATGTTCAACATTTTACCATTTAAACCAATGGTTGTTGCTTCTTCCATAAATAAATCCAATGCACTACTAATAATTGGGTAATATTCCATACCCTCATAATCAATATATGCTGGGAGTCTGGCTGCTTCATATTGTAAAGCCTTCTGAAAACCTCTATCAGTAGTACGGAAAAACTTATTTTGAAGTTCTCTTTTTTGTTCCAGTTCCAAACCCTTTCTGTAGATTTCTTCAGGAGAATTACCTTTAATGATAATCTTCGACTCTTTAGGCGGTGTACTTGCAGATACCGTTGGTTGTGCAGTCTGTACATCAAAACCACCGAGATTCAGAAACGAACTAAGTTCCTGATATATAGTTCCACCTTTTTTTTCTTCAGCCATTTTTATAATTTTTTATATTTTTTTATAAATACTAAACTTTTTTGCAAAAGCCAGTTAAATATAAATACATATTAGTTTTTCTTTTTTCCATTTACACCATTAAATAACCATGCATTTGCACCATATGGATTTAATGGTGATGTATTATTTGGAGAAAACATTGGTTTGTTCTTAACATTTGTATTTCTAATGGAAAGAGTATTACCAGTAGCATGTCTTTTATCCATTTCTTTCATATCGTTAACTGTCATAATTGCATTGAGCATATGCTCTGTAATACCTTTACTTTGTTTGTAACGCACCATATCAAAGTTCAGAACATACAAACCAATTGATAATCCCATAATTGAATCATCGTGGAAACTACGCTTATGGTCAGCAACACGGTTTCCAGCCACTGTAACGAAGGTCTTTAATTCATTGAGCAATCTTACGGAATGAATTATAACGTCCTGTAAATGAATCGCACGTTGCATTTCAAGAACAACAGATGCACGGTTGCCACCGATGAAGAATCCGGGTATCAAATCCACATTCATTATTGCACCATCATTCATAGTTTTTTGACCTTTTTTGATGTAACCTTGTAGTCTGTCTCTTGAAGGTTTATGTGTTACTTCAGCATAATGAATATTTTCATAGCCAATTTCCAGAAGTTTTTCAATTGTCTGCACACCGTAACCACCAGTTATATCAACTACACAATATGCTTTATTGTATCGTATACCATATTGATATGCAATTTCTGCAAGCATCTGTGGTGCAATCTTGCCATAATATTCGGCAACCTGTTCAACGGTATGTCTTTTAATTTTAATTCTCTTCTCTTTACCGTTTTTTATAATTGTCTTTTCTTCAATTGTTTCTTTGGTTTTCAACATGTTAATGGTAGAATTATCTTCACCATGCCCGGGCGAAGCATCTATTGCCATTATGTATTGCTCACCAGCCTGTGCCTCTTCCCAAATCCACATGTTCTTGTCAATATATTCCTGTGACTTTGGTGGAAGTACTTCATCTTCTTGTATACGTTTGAGATATTCTTCAGCAATAAAGTTGTCGCCAGAACCTAAGAAAGAACACAAAAGTTCCTGTGCAATCTTACGCATATCACCATTGGCATTACGAACCTGATCTTCGAACCAAGGACTGCTTGCTTCCCAGCCATCATCCATTAATTCAATTCTTCTCTTCGTACTCCAATTCTCATCAACCCAACGTTTCTCAGTTTCCTTTCCTTTATTTTTAAGCCAAACCAAATCTTTATTATAACGTGGGTCATTAAACCACCAAAGCTCAACTGCTTTAAAGTTATTGTCACCTTCTCTTGCACCTTGGAATGTCTTATAGAAGACAGCATCAAGTCCCGAAGGAGTACTAACCATAATTGCAGCACCACCAGTTTGTAATGTAGGCTGTGCAGATGTCCAGAATTTATCTCCCTTTTCTGTCCATGCAGTTTCATCCCAGAACAACAAGGTTGGCGTATAACCACGAAGACCTTTTGAACTGAAAGCACCTAACTTCGAATTGTTGTCATATACTTTGAGTTTCTGAGTATCCTTGAGATTCTTTTCAGTATTTCTACCTGTTTTGGGCTTAAGCCATTTAGGACAACCTTCAATGAAATCAACAACATCATTCATTAATTCATCACGAGCAGTTTCAAGTTTATCGGCAACGATAGCAACCTGTCTGTTTCTATTGAACATCACGTACCAAGCGATATATGCACAGGTGGTAGTTGAAATACCAGCCTGACGATATTTATTAGCAACAACAAATCGGTTTTCTCTATATGAATTAATTAAATCTACTTGAAAATCAAATAATTTGAATTGAACAATAAGACCAGCAACACCTTTTGTCTGGTCAAAGATTGTTAAATATGTTTCAATAAAATATATTGGATTACTGGCGCAACGAATAATTTCATTTTGCTTTTCTGCAAGAGTTAATTCGCTTGCTTTTTTTACACCCCCACTTTCGGTAACAATGATTGGCTCAATGTCACCCATATTCTTTTTAAGTTCCTTTGTTAATCTTCGAATTTCTTCTTTTTCCTTTTCTCTTTGTACATCAATGGGAATTAAGGGCACATGATCTGGGAATAGTTCATCAGGAACAAGATCGGGGTTAATATCAGCAGCACTCATTATAAAATTTTATAATAAATACTCTGACTATGTAAAAATCGTAAATGCTTAAAACTTCAGCGAAGACGTTTCAACGAATTCGTTATTCTTTAATATGATTTTTCTTGCATTAAGAAGGTCTTTCACTTTTGCCAATGACATGCCATAATGAAAAACTAACAATGGAACATCATCGTTCTCTCCATTGAACATTTTATCATAATCGCTATAACCATTTTGGTCTTTCTTTTCAACCTCATACGCAAGTGCATGTATGGTGTGATAACCATGCATATATTCTCTTTCGGGAGATTCATGCAAGCAGAATAAATCAAATGATGCAGTTTTTAAATTAAAAACAGCATTTATAAATTCCTCAGTAGGTGCTAATGCATTATCACACGCTGGCGCAATATCCCAACACCAACCTTCAGCATCAATATTAGTTTCATCAAGAGAAAATATAAACTCATATAACCCCTCATCTTTTGAATTGTAACCAATTTTCAAGACATATATCAACTTCAATTTACTATCATCATATTCCATATCGTGAATTTATTATAAATACGATACAACGGGGAAAAATATTACTACTTTTATGTCAATTGAATGCCATATTCTCTTTTAATTATCAGATTAACTGCACTTAAAACAGTCTGATAACTTTTATATGTTTTTTCGAAATTTTTCTTGGATTTATATGAAAAAACTCGCAACACAATTGCCAATGGCAATACAAGAAACGGAATAAAATAAATTGATGCTGCAAGTAAAAACCACGATAAATAATTTGCTACTATCATTCTACTGAAAAATACGTGTAAATTAATTTCGTTTTCTTCAATTAATAGTTTTCTGTAATCAAAATCCTGCTGAGTTTCAGCAAGTAGAAGTAGTTCGGAATTTCTTCTTTTATTCCTGAACAATTTCAATTTGTCGTATTCTCTTACATTATTTTTCATGGTTGTTATACGAATGTCTGAATAATATGTTACAAAAAAACCGAACTATTTTTAGTTCGGTTTTCTTTTATTCGATATTTATTTTATCCTCTTGCTGAGTAATCAACTGGAATATATGTGAGTTTATCATTCATAATTTTCAATTGACCTAACCCTTTGGGGTCGCTTGCTGCTTGTTGTGCAAGCTGCATTTTTTCTTCAGGTGTTAATTTATTTAAATACTGAAGTCCACCAGCTTGAAATTTAAAATCTTGTTCAAATGCCTTATAAAGTGCAGAACCAGCATTTTCAGGGTCAATTTCCAAAGCACGTTTCAATTCTCTTTGTTTTTTCAATCTACCTTCAAGTCCTTGTCCCATTTTACCCATTACATCTGTTACTACACCTTCTTCAACTTTTTTTTTAACTATAGTTGATTCATAGAGCTTAAATTGTCTGTCAATTACAGCGTCAAGTTTCATTAATGTTGGTGATTTTTTACTTTCATTAAGATTTGCTTTTCTTAAACCTGCTTTAACTTCAAGATGTTCACGAATGTATTTTCTTAATTTCTTTTCAGATTCACTCATTGAAATATTGATGCTTTTATCTGGTTCGATTTTAATTTCAACACCAGCACCTTCAGGTTTAACAACACCACCACCTAAGTTTTGTGCGTCTTTTCCAAAAATACTTGGAGTTTCTTCAGGAACTTCTTCCTCTTCTTCACCACCAGTTTCAATTTCAGGAGTTTCTTCAGGAGTTTCCTCTGGAGTAACTTCTTCACCACCTTTTTCTTCACCTGTATCAAGATCATCTATATTAAAATCCTTTTCTTCTTCATCTTCCTCTTCTTTTAATATATTAGGTTGTACCTGTGTTTGATCAACTGGCATCTGATTTTCTGCTACCTTTGAAAGTGGTTGAGCAGCTTTCTTAGCAATACCCTGTTGTCCTTTTAATGCATTAACATCTACATTAGTTCCAGCAGTTTGTTGACCTTTATTACCAGCTTGCCAAGCAGCAGCTTGACTTGCATTCATGTCTTTACCAGTCTTTGTCTGTGGTGCTGTTGGAGTAGTTAATTGTTTATTTATTACTGAAAGAATATCCTGAACTTTAACAGGACTCTGACCAGCTTTAACTGCTTTATCATTTACTGCATTAATTTGTTTTCCCAAATCAGTTGCAATAGCTGCAAGTTTATTCCATGCTGGATTAACACCAATACCATGATAAGCCTGTGAAATACCTGTACCAGCAGTTTTAGCAGCACCAGCAATTGCTTGCCCAGCACCTTTAATACCCTGCCATACATCACCCCATGCTTCTTTAAGTTGCATCATAGCATCTTCATCGGATTCATTCATTGAATCAACCTGTGGTTGAATTTTTTCTGCATATTCTTCCTGACCGTAATCGTCTTTCAGTTTAGCAAGCATATCTGGAGATAATTTGATGATTAAACTAATAGTTTTTTCATCGCCATCATTCATACCTTCGTCACCTGCAGTTATATAGTCATTAACAACATTTGTTTTTTCCTCATCATCACATTCCATGAATTTTTCTGGACTGTCATAACCACGTGATTCTGCATATTTACTGAATTTACCACATTCTGCGCACTGTTCTTGTTCTTCTTCAATACCAGCTTCTTCGCCACCTGCAATTGGTTCATTTGGAGTATTTGCTTCCAAATCTTTTATGTTTGCTTCGGTGTTAACCTTAATAATTTTATCACCCAAGTCATCAAGTTCTTCTTGTGGCATTTTCTTAAAGTAATCTGTAAAATAACCAAGAAATGTACCAACATATTCCTTAACCTTATCTTCTTTTAGATTTGTATTTTGTACTTTTTCGCCAATTTCACCAATATCAGATGCAATTGCATCTTTTCCTTCACCTTCGGGATTTTCGCCTTCAGGATTCTCTTCTGTATCATCAGTAGGTGGAAGTTCTTCTTCACTACCAGCTTCTGCATCTTCAGCAGGTGGAAGTTCTTCATTACCAGCATCTGGAGCAGGTTCTTCCATATCTGTAGGTGCATTACTATCACCAGTTGGTGAAGGCATTCCTGCATCTGTAGGTGCACCACCCTCTGGGTTTGGTGCTGGTTCTGGAGTATTTTCTGCATTTGTTGCAGCATCTAATTCACCAACCTTATCCGATGCTTGATCGAGTTCGTCTTTTGCAACGTCTTCGTTAAGCCTTTTTTTCTTGCTACCTGTTAAACTTGGTTTATTTGCAATACTTTCGTTGATTGTTTGAAATATCATATTCCTTTGCTTCTCAGCTTCAGATAACTTAGTGTATTGATAATTGGTTATATTTGATAATCCACCAATATATGCAAAATCTGCAACATTAGGATTTTCTTTAGTGCCAGCTTTTTTAATATAATAATGGTGCTGTTCTTTGACAATACCATAAGCAATACCATCGGCTGACCTCTTATAATCAATCAAGTCGCCTAAATTACGGACGTTTGCTTCCTTTATAATAGGTTTCTTTGTTTGTGCCAATTCCTGAAGTCTTTGAATAAATGCTTCTTGTGATGCATGTTTTTTCATGTGAATATTTTTAAAATTTTTATTATTTACGTTATATATTTTTTTATAAATACTTAATTAAGAACAAAAAAATGGTATTAGATGATTATTTCACCAGTTTCATTCATAATTTTATGCTTAACTAACATTTCAGTCACTCTTGGGTTAATTAAATGTTTCTGTGCGTAACCGTTGATTACTGACTGATTTGCTTTTTGTCGTGAAATGTTTTCGTTGAGATACTTCACATTTTTATGTAAATCTTCTACAATGTCATAAAAAATCTTTTCAGATTTCTTAATCTCAATATACTCACGCAACTGTTGTTCTGTTAATATAAATCTTTTCATGACATTAATTCGTTTAAGCTCAACTCTTGAGTTAAATAATCATTCTTTAGCTCAACCATTTTTTCCAGATAGCCAGTATTTCTTAATACCTTAAATACTAAATTTTCAATTGAATATTCACCGCCAGTATCAAGACCTGATTGTCTGTATTTTTTTATTTTATTTTTTAATAATTCATGCTTCTTCAAGAAATCACTTTTATTTCTGTTCTTCTCCAATTCTTCAATCATGTTCATTATATCTGCAGATTTTAATTGAACATCTGCGGAATCAATATTCACGATCTTTTTAGTTGGTTTTCTAATCCAAGTATTCTTAACTAAAGAGTATGTACCTGATGAATGGTGAGGTTCTTTGCTATCCTGAAAATACATTTCAACATCATGACCCTTAACTTGAATTGGAAGATGATCTGCCCATAGTTGTTTCTTTAACTTAAAAAAATCACCAACAAATTCTTTGTTTTGAGATATTTGAGTAAAATCCAATATAATGTGTATGTCGAGATCAGACTCATCGTTGTAATTATAATTAGCCATACTACCAGTTAATATAACATCATTGAACTTCAGACCTTCTACATCAGAGAATTCAATGAATCTCTTAGCATTCTTAAGTAAGACTGACCTAACATCAGGTTTCATGATTTCATCACTTTCCCAAATAAGCGGATTTAATGTATCATTCATTTTAATTGATGATACATCAACAGCATCTGGTTCAACAACTTCTTTCAGGACATCTGAAATATTATTTCTTGACCAAAATCTGCTTGACCACGCACGTGGGTTATTTTTTGTCTCAATCATTATACTGTTTTTTGCCCAATACTTGTGTTATTTTTCTTTAAACCCATGAGTGTATATAAATTGTGAATAATCTCGTAGTCACCTTCAGCATACAATTCATCAATAGAATGTTTTATCTCATCGGTCATTTGCTTAAAGACTTCGCTGTTCTCACCGTAATCATTTATATTAAATGTCTCATCAATACCCTTTTTGAATCTCTGAGCAAGTGCTTTACGTTTTGGTGTACAGGTAGATTTAGTCATCGGAGTGCAATAACCCTTATGTTCTGGATTAACTGCACCCTGAATCCACTTATCTTCCTCTTCTTTTATTTTGAATTCTGGATTTAATTTTTCCATATTCTCAAATAAAAGTTTCTTTGAGTCAATAACTTTTTTCATTTTATTGAAATATAAAAGGTAATATTATTTACCTACTTTTGCTATTGCGTTTACTGGCAACTTTTTAGCTGCAGGAGCATCAGTTTCTTTAAGTTCTTCTTTATCTTCGTGCTCTTCTTTTTCTTCTTCAGGAGTTTCAGACTCTTCATGTTCTTTAGATTCTTTACCTTCCTTCTTTTCGAAATTGAATTTTTTCTTTTCAGAACCTTCTTCTTTTTCTTCTTTGTCTTCGTCTTTATCTTCGCCTTTTTTCTTATCGAAGTTCCACTCTTTAAGTAATTCAGCTTTAGGATGGAATGTTTTGTCAAGTCTACCCATGACTTCAAAAAGTCTTTGTTGGTCGTATTTTTTCATAGCTTTTGTTTATTAACTTTATTTTAATTTTTATATAAATACTTAATGATATAGCAGAAAAGTTCTCTTAACGTCCTTTCTCTGTGCAGATACATCTCCCTCACCTTTAGGCATCACGATAACATTAATACTTTTATCTCTACCAACTGGTGTTTTTAACATTTCGTCATATGTTAATAATGTATGAGGATTGACATTAAATTGTTTAGCGATTCTTTCTTTTAATATGTTGATACTGTTGTCATTAATCGGTATGAGTTTACCTTTTTCATCAACATCAAAATGTGCTGCTTTTTTTATAAAGAGGTCTTTAAATAAATCCTTTGGAACTATCTCTGATGTTTTTGCGTCACTCAAATTTACTTTACCAATCTCCTGTTTATTTGCATCAACTGAGAAATTTAATGTAATGTTTGGGTCGTTTAGGTTATAAACATCGCCCATTTTTGTATGCGCATATGATTCAAAATTATAACCTTCTGCTTTTAATTCTTTGGTTATCTTAACAGCAATTTCAAAATATTTCTTGGTAAAAAAATCACCAGCATCATTCCATCTAAATATAACTTTCTTATCACTATTTTTTATTGCTAATACTTCAATTTCACGTTTCAATATTTTTTCGAATTTATCAGGATAATTGAGTAAGAGACTTAATATTCTGGTTTGCTTAATAAAAATTGTCGATTGAACCACATATCTACCACGCCTTGCATAACATACACGTGCGCACGTACCTGCACCCGGGCAAGTATTTACGATATAAAACTCTTTATTTTGAATGTCATATACTAAACCACGTAAAGCAGGAATACCAATATTAAATGTGGCTGCATTTTCTGAACCAGACTTTTCCATTTTAGTATTCTGACTGAAAATTTGGGGTGGCATTTTTGTTATATTCGTAATGAATGCCTCAACATCAATATCACCCTTTTCGTCAAAAGGAATTGCTTTATTATGTACCAATAATGATGCTTTTGTTCTCTTGGAATTAGGAAGTTGGTGATTAGTAATTACATTATTGAGATATGTTTTTAATTCATCTACACTCATACATTCTTTTGATACATCACTGAAATTGCCTTCCCAATCAACCTCATCTAACGGCATACCTGCAACCCTATTCATCATTTCGAAAAGTCGCTGTGGAGTATATTTTGTCATATAAAAACGATATTTTCTATAAATACAAAACTATTAATTAAAGTACTTGAGTATTTATTATAAATTCTTGTACGAAATGAATTTAGAATGTTTAAATGGTATAATCACCGACAATCTTGCAATACATATTGATTTAACTAACGTTAACTCATGGAGAAATTGGAATACTGGACTAACAGCATTTAGTTTAACTAAGTGGGCAGGTGCGGTTTCTGATAATATAAATTTAATGGATTTCGGTCTGACTGAATTCGATAATGGCAGGACTAATGTAATGTGGGAAGGCATAACTATATTGCCAGAAGATACATTATTTTCAGTGTATAGGGTTGGCTTCAATGAAGTTATAAACCCAACAACAGGCAATACAAGCGGAGTTAGCGCAACAACAACATATAGTGGATATACAATAAGCGCAGTTACATCAGGCACAACATCAGGCTTAACTACTCCATATTACTATTTTAATCTTACTGGTGGATATTTACAGGGATTTTTTAAACTCGATGGTTTTAATTACGAATTACTTCCTTCACGATATAATAAAGGTTTGACAATCGAAACCATTTTACATCTTGACCCAAGCTCACACGGTATATTCTATATGATGGGCGCACGTGCGGAAGATAAATATAATCCATATTTCAGTGGTGAAACAACTGTCGGCACTTCTGGTTCAACAACTATTGGCTTTCAAGGCACAGTTATTGCAACAGCAACTGGCATTACAGAAACTGGTGTGGTAACAAGCTATAATGATTTTCTCGATGCGTTCACTGCAAATCAAGTATTAAAAAAGGGATTCAGAGCATTTGAAGATCGATTTAAAACAGAACATAATGAATTACCACCAATTGATAATTTAAAAAATAATGTAATTGCATTCGGATTAACTCAAGATAGAAGAATTTTTTATAAATATATTAATGCAGATGGTCTTATAGTTACAAATTCATCCCCATCGGTAGTTAAAGCAACTGGTTATACTATAATTGATATTGTATTCACACCAGATAATATATTTGATACACCATTACAATTAGAATGTTCACCACAAAGAACAGGTAAGATTATATTCTATGTAAATGGTCGTGCAACATGGATAATTCATGATTTCCCTGAATATTATTTTCATAGATTCAATAACGACAAAGAAAAACAAATAGGTGTACCATACTCAATTAGTTGGGGCGGTGGCTCATTTGGTTTGGAACATTCATATCATTATGACTATCAAACATACGTTATTTATAACGGTCAGGACATTAATTATATACAGAGTAATTTCTTCGTGCAGAATGACCCAATTATAGAATTATGTAGTCCATTCACTGGCGATACACACATAACAGGTTTATCAGTAAGTGCAGATACTCAAACATGGAAAGCACCTGATATTTGTAATCCATCAATTTTGATTCCTGAAACAACCATACGTATTCAATACACTGGTGAAACAGGCACAACAACAGGTAAAACATATTTCCTGAAATTTATTAAACCAATTTCCGTTTTATCAAACAGAGATTATAGGATTGATTTATCTATGTATGATGGTGGCTTCTTTAAATTATTTGATAGCTTTGGTACAGCAATACACAATAAAATTACTGTTGTTGTATTTAGCGATACTGTTGATATTAGTATTCTTAAGGATATGGAATATATAAATCCAATAACCAGTATCGATCAGGTAACTGCGCTTGGTTTACATCCATTCCCAGATAGACAAGAATTTGAATACATATATATTAATGGCGTTATGTATTATGGCGTAAACGGCTTACCTGTTTATGATCAGAACGGTAATCTTATATTATTTAATGAACTTAATGCAAACTTTATTGTTCCATCTATGCAGATTCCTATTATATCGGGTCAAAATGTTTGGAATAAATTATATAGTGTTTTCAGAACACCAGAAAATAGTGGTCAGAAGTTTGTAAATATAGGATTATTGATTGAAACAAGCAACAACTTTAATCCAAATAAACCATTGTTTATCAGTGGCTTTACATATACTGCTGCGGATATTCTCGTACAAGACGCAAGAAAGGACAATCTGCTTATTCAGGAAAATTTTAATTCAGGATTTATTGGCGGTATACAAAAATTAAGGGTCTATGATAACGCATTAACCTCACCTGAAGTTCTACATAATGCTTTGGAAGAGAAATTATTAAATCCAACCATTATTGTAAATAAAGGTGGTAGAATTATTCATCGTTAACTATGAGTCAATTATCGGAAATTTATGATGGCTGGAAAAATTACATGTTTCCAAGTCCACAAGTAGAAGAACTTGCAAAAAACAGAATAGCAATTTGTGTAGAAAACAAATGTGGAAAATTTCAAAAGAATAAATCCTGTGCGTTATGTGGCTGTTATATGCCAGCAAAGGTTAGAAGTCCGAAATCCAGATGCATGCAAAAAAGATGGTGATTAATGTTTGCTTGAGGTCAATACATATGAGTCTTCCAAGCCAATACCTTCAAATACATCAGTATCTAAAACGAGTTTATGAAAACCAGTAAGTATATGTGTTTTATTACTATATTTAATTTCTACCTTACCGCTTAAACAAGCAAGACAGCTAATATATTCTCTTTTCTTTAGATCAATTACTGCGCCTTTAGGTATAAAGTAAAATATAACGATATCGTCCGAATCATTATCATTTTCTATTCTCTTGAATTTAATGTTGTTAACACAATCATCCCAACCAGTAAAAAAACGAATGATAATACCGTCATCTATTGCGTGAATTGATGGCAAGCTCTTGAGTAATTCTGTTGTTCTTTTTTTAATTAACTCATCGACCTTATCAAGTATTAACCTTCTTTCTTCGGTCATATTCGTGGTTATTAACAATATGGCACACTTTGTGGTGTATCATTCATTTCAGGTGTATCAATACCCATATTAGTATATTTCTTAATATATTCTTCAAGATAATTTCTAATGAATAATACCTGTATCTTTGGCGGTGCGTGCATATATGCAAGGAATTCAATTTCATCGCCTTCTGTAGTATTCAATTCAACATTAATATCGCCCCAATTAAAACGATTAAACCACGCACTACCTGAAGGAGCAACGTCACTATCTGTTGTACCACCTGATCTTCCAGCATCGTAATTATCGTCTGTACTAACAGTAATATAATCGCTATAAAAGCTCAAATCAAATTTTACTGGTTCTTTTGTTTGATCGTATTTGTACTCAACCTTCATGAAATATTCGAGTGTTAATTTCGAAACATCTTCGGGTTCATTCTGCCAATCTCCACCAAGCCTTGCGTCTGTAACATCAATTTTTATTTTGTTATTTCTTTCTAAAAGTGAATCACAAATAAACTGTTTTTGAAATTCTTCATTTCCTAATAAATCAATGACTTCCTGCTCTTTAAGGTATTGCCCATTACCCAAAAAATCAAACTCATTTAACTGCTCGTTTATTATTTTTATTAAATTCTTATCAACCATGAGTGTTATTTTCACATAAATACTGAATAGTTCATATAAACACTAAACAAATGTACAGTTTAAAGTATTTATATATTGAAAAGTCATCGCTTAATTCGTGAATTAAGTTAAGTCTGGAGAAACAGGAATGCCTTTAAAATTTTATCGTCAAACAGTGGTTATGTAAAATTTCAAAGACTTGCTAAAATTTAATAAGATTTGCACCGCATAAAAAACGGTGCATTTCTTTTATAATGGATATGAGTATTCTTTGTCGAGATAATTAGTCAAAATTATTTCATTCTCTTTAATTTCTTTTACATAGTTGGGTAAAAGAGGAATTTTACCACCACCTTTAGGTGCATCGATCACATAATGTGGCACTGCATAACCACTGGTAAATCCCCTAAGTCCTTTGATAATATCAAGTCCTGTCTGGATATCAGTACGAAAGTGCAACGAACCCGGGATGGGGTCACATTGATAAATATAATATGGACGTACTCTGATTTTGAGTAAACCTTTATTAAGTTTTCTGAAACATTCCACATTATCATTAATACCCTTTAATAGTACACTCTGTGAACCCAAAGGTATACCAGCATCAGCCAGCATATTACAAGCCTTTTGAGTTTCAGTCGAAAGTTCATCAGGATGTGTAAAATGTATGCTCATATATAAAGGATGATATTTCTTTAAGATATTCATCAACTTTGAAGTTATACGCATGGGCAGAACTACTGGCACTTTAGTACCAATACGAATTATCTCCACATGCTCAATGCTACGCAATCTTTTTAGGATATATTCAATCTGATCATTGCTTAATGTCAGAGGATCGCCACCTGAAACAATAACGTCACGGATTTCTGGATGGCTTTCAATGTATTGAAAACCTCTTTCCCATTCCGCTTTGGTTGCTGTAATGTGATCTTCTTTTGAAACCATATGGCTTCTCGTACAATATCTACAATATGTACTACAGAAGTTTGTAACCAAAAACAATGCCCTGTCAGGATATCTGTGAACAATATTTGGCACTGGTGAGAACTTCTGTTCATCCAGTGGGTCTTCTTGTTCTCCTTCAATCTGATTTAATTCGTTAACTGTTGGTATAATGGTCTTATAAAGAGGATGATCACTTGGTAGCATATCCAATAGGTATACATAATATGGTGTTATTCTGAATGGCAAATGATTTTCTGGCATATTAATAATAGTACCGTTCTTCTTCTTTCCTAAGACATTAAGTAATCTTTCGGTATTCGTTATACTATTTCTTATCTGCCATCTCCAATCATTCCATTCTTCAATGGATGTTCCGCAATAATTTTCTTCAATAAAATTCAAAAGGTCGTTAGTGGTTAATAAAGGTTCGTCTGCGCTTTTCGCAGGGTAATCATCTGATGATTCTGTCTCAGTTTGAGTCATTTGTAAATTTTGTTCGTTCATTGTTAATTGATTTCGTATAAATATAAAGATTTTTCTAAAAAGTTGAACAAAAGTATAATTATTTTGATTGAAAACAAAGATAATTTAATAATAAATTCAAAGACGTTCTTTTATATATAATTATATTGATTTTTTTTGCCTCAGATAATAGTATTTATAGAAAATTGATCAACATGTCAGACAAAAAGCAAAGATTATTTGAAGTAATGGGAAAAGTTAACCCAGACTTTAAGAACAAATTAAATGAAGACGCACCATTCAGTACAGAACATTTAATCATGAGTGCAATACGCACAGGACTTATATCGCAAGAAGAATATAATGGTAACAGGCAGTTATTTGATCAAGCAGCAGAAGAAACTGTCGATAGTTTTTCTGATTGGAGCGAAGGTGAGGGTTTTGGCTCAAGCGATATGACAGCAGCAAAAAAAGAATTCTTGGATAATGCTGGAATTAAAAATGATTATATAAACAATAGATTAACACGACTTGATCAGCAGCAATCAGGCATAACTGAAATTGCAGCACCAGTAGCACCTGCGGGAGCAGCTAATGCAGCAGCACCAGCAAATACACAGCAGCAACAACAGCAACAGCAAAACGTAACACAACAACCACAATATGCTGATACTACCTATAAGACAATTGCACCTATATTAAAACTGGTAAATACTCCTGAGAAGTTTGCACCTGCATTTAAAAGCTGGTTCTCTTACTTGGGTTATAATCCACAGACATCTCAAATCAGCATATCTCAAATCAGAATTGATGTTGAAAATATATTGAGGCAATTAGGATATAAATAAAATAATTTAATTTTTTTTGAAAAAAGTTTGTATTTATGATTTTAATGTATATCTTTGCGAAGAGTTTTTAATAAATGTTATTTGTAAGACGATGAAAAATTTAATGAACATAAACCCCCAACAGCATCCACAAACACTGGAATGGGGATTCTATGCTTAATTTTTTCATTGAAAAAGTTTTAGGTTAAACAGAAGAACCCCATTCATATCGAATGGGGTTTTTTCATTTTAGTTCTTTGATGTATTCAGGGTGTGAGCGAGTTGGTTGAAGCTGCTGGTCTTGGAAACCAGTCACGGCACAAAGGTGTTGTCGTGCGTGGGTTCGAACCCCACCACCCTGACATATTTTTCGAGTAGTTGGGGAGTTGGCTACCCCGCCTGATCTGGATTCAGGAGAACTCGCAGGTTCGAGTCCTGCCTACTCGACTGTGTTAGTTGTAGATGTTGGTATTCTTCACGTGACTGTGAATCACGGGTTTGGGGGTTCGATTCCCCTCTAACACCAAAAAGCGTGATAAAAGCGTTTATCACGTAATTACGGGATATAGTTCTTTGAAATATTGTAAAATTATCGAGTAACGATGTATTGAAATTTATTCAAATCATCGTTTTTCGACTTTTTATTAGTATTTATAATAAAATAAATTTATGAATATTAATAAAATTAAAAATATTATCACAAAATGCGATAGTAAGAGCGATGTTTGTCGTGAATTAGGTTTTCAAATAAATGGTTCAGGTTTACGAAAAGTAAATGAATTAATAAAAAATTTCAATCTTAATGTAACACATTTTAATAGAGGAAAAACCAAAAGACGAAAATATTTAATTATAAAAAAGGTTTGCCCCATATGTGATAATGAATTTGAAACGAAATCTGGACATCCAAGAGAAAAAACAGTATGTTCACATGCATGTGCAAACACATATTTCAGATCAGGGAAAGCAAATCCAAATTATAAAAACGATAATGATTTGAATGCGGAAGTAAAATATAGAACAATTTGTTTTCGTTATCACGAAAAGAAATGTGTTTGTTGTGATGAAAAAAATATTATAGAAGTTCATCATTATGATGGAAATAAGAAAAATAATAGTCCAGAAAATTTAATTCCATTGTGTCCGACACATCATCAATATTGGCATAGTAAATTCAGATATCTTATTAAATTAAAAATAGATGAATACATAAAAAATTTTCAAAAGAAATAATTTCGAGATGTTGGGGAGTTGGTCACCCCGTCTGCTTTGGGAGCAGAAGAACTCGTGCGTTCGAATCGCACCATCTCGACCACATGGTGACTGTAGCTCAATCGGGAGAGTGCTTGGCTGTGAACCAAGAGGTAGTGAGATCGAAACTCACCTTTCACCCTAAATTTAGTTTATTACTTAATGTACAGCAAAAACATTGCCACATGGCGCAATTGGCTAACACGTCAGACTCTGAATCTGAAGATTTCTAAGTTCGAGCCTTAGTTGGGCAACCAAATATTAAAACATAAATGACAACACTTAAGATACGCACAGAATTAATTTTAGTTGAAAACTCAAAATATAAATCCACAAATAGTTTAAAAAGAAGACTATATAAAGAAAATTTAAAACAACCAATATGTGAATTGTGTGGACAAAATGAAACTTGGCGTGGTAAATACATGAGTTTAATTCTCGACCACATAAATGGTATTAAAACCGATAATAGAATTGAAAACCTACAAATCGTTTGTCCTAATTGTAACGCAACACTATCTACTTTTTCAGGTAAAAATGTAAAACATAAAAAAATAAAAACACATAAATATTGTCAATGTGGCAATATAATTGGAAGAAGAGCAAAATCGTGTTTAACGTGTATTAGTTTAAATAGCCGTAAATCGCAACGTCCGTCATATGAACAATTACAGCAAAACATAAAAGAATATGGATATTCTGGTACTGGTAAAATATATGGTGTTTCAGATAATGCTATACGAAAATGGATTAAGTATTATATTAAAAAAAATATACCCGAACAGGTATAATATTCCCCTCTGGTGTAATGGTAACATATCGGACTTTGACCCCGATGACTACAGGTTCGACCCCTGTGGGGGGAACAACAAAAAATAAAAAGTTCTTTGACTTATTGTTTTTATTACTATCTTTGCAAAATGTATTACGTAGTTCAAGAAAATGTATTTAACGAAGCAAATTATGACAACTTAGTGTTGGCATTGGACAAACTATTTCTACCTTACGAGATTGTCAAGGTTAAAGCATTTATTAATTCATTCAGAGTACAAACCAAAAGAAAAGATGTATTTCCTTTCGGCTCATTGAAAATGGCAAGGCTGTCAGTGAAAAGAGGCTGGCGACCCGGTTCTCAAATGAATGCCAATCATGACTATTTGGTTTACAGAGATTATTATAAAGAAAATCTATTGAACTACGATTCACGTATACAGAAATTCGGTGATGATTTCTTCAGCAAAGAGTTGTTCTTTGCACGCCCAACTAAAGATACTAAGGTATTTACAGGTAGGGTTTTTGACATGCAGGAATGGCGAGACTTTGTTGCATATTCACTAACTAACGGTCACAGTACATTACTGGATATCGACACTGAAATTCAAATATCAACAGTTAAAAAGATTCAACAGGAAATCAGGTTCTGGATTGTCAAAGGCGAAATCGTCACAGCAAGTCAGTATAGGCTTGGAAACAGATTGATACTTAGTGACGACATTGACAAAGCAGCTTATAAGTTTTGTTATAAGATGATTGATATATTTCAATTGAATGATGCTTTTGTAATGGATTTGGCATTAACTGAGAATGGTTATAAAATTGTTGAATGTGGTTGCATTAATTGTGCAGGTTTTTATAAAGCAGATATGCAAAAACTTTTAATGAAACTTGAAGATAGCTTTTAATTAAAAAATATATTATGACAAAAATTAAAGTTTTTTCAAAAATAACAGAAATGGATTACTCTACTGATGTAAGTTTTTTGTTTGAATTTGAATCTGATGTTATTCCATGTGTTGGTGACTTTATATTGCTTGATCAATGCAAAACCTTTAAAGTAAATGAACGTGCAATTGTTCTTTTAACAGATAAAAAGGTCTGTAGCGTGGATATTTACGGAGTAGTTTTATGATCTATTGTCCCTTGGTGTAATTGGTTAACACATCTGATTTTGATTCAGGCGAGTGTAGGTTCGAGTCCTACAGGGACAACTAATTTTAAATAAAAACAATATGGAAGCAGAAGAACTGTTGATATACCTCAAAAAATGTACAGAAGATTTACTTGGCGATAATGCTGAAGTACTGATAACGCCCACCAAATATAATCCAACACAAAGGCAATATGACGTTTCCTTTATTATAATGGAAAAAGTCGAAGGTGGTTGCATACCGAGATTCACCGTAAATGTAAAAGACAACACCAAAAAAAATCATTTTTAATATGAGCTACAACCTTTATCTTGATGATTTTAGAGACCCGATTGATTCAGCTTATTATCTGGGCATAAACGTATATGGTAATCTGGATTGGATTGTCGTAAGAAATTACGATGACTTTGTAGACTATATTAAGGAACACGGTATTCCTGAGATTATATCATTCGATCATGATCTTGCTGATGAACATTACGGCACGCATCAAAATCTTGATGAAATAGAATATCTTCTATACGAAGAAAAGACAGGTTACCATTGTGCTAAATGGCTCATCAATTATTGTATTGATAATAATTTGGAATTACCAGCAGAAATTCTCATACATTCAATGAATCCAGCAGGGAGCGCAAACATTAAATCACTCTTTGATACCTATAATAAGTACAAAAGAATATAGTTTGGTACGAATATTGCTTGTATTTATTAAATAAAAATGTATATATGAAAAAATTATTCTTTATTTTTGTCCTTGCGCTCTTATCCTCAGTGATGTTCGCACAGAAGAAGTCCAATTATGAAAAGTATTGGCAAGCCAGAGAAGACTCAATTAACAAGTCTACAGCCAGTATCACAACCGCAAAGCCTGAGTATGATGACTTATACTATCAACCAAGTAAAGACGCTAAAAAGATCAAGAAACACAAAAGAGCAGACGTTGACGTAATTGTTGATACGCTCGTAAGTGAGAATCCTGATATTCAGGTTAACTACTATTATAATTACGACCCGTACTATTATTCATATAATATAGGTAGATTTTATCATGGTGGATTTAATTACTGGATGTATGGCAATTCTTTCTACTATTCAAATTGGATGTATGACCCATATGATTTTTATTGGGATATGAGATTTTCGGGATATCCTTACTGGAGTTACAATTCATTTTATCAGGGTTTCTACGGATATAATTATTGGAGTCCTTGGAGAAATTATAATCATTATAGGTTTAATAATTACAATCACAACAATTACAATAATTACTATACACACAACTGGAATAACAGTGGACGTAATAATAGTATGAATCCCGTACATTATAGAACGCAGACTTCTTCAGTACAAAACAGAAGACCTGTAGTTGATAACCAAAGAACATATAGACCTTCATACAATCAGCCCCGAATGAATACCAGACCACAATATAACAATAGTAGAGCTAATACCTCTACAAATAACAGAAGAGCAGATGTAAGTACTCAACCACGTACTTATTCTCAGCCAATCAGAAGTGAATCACGCACGCAGACCCGTACATATACTGCACCCACAAGAAGTTACAGTGAATCTCGTAGTAATAATAACGGTGGCAGTGATCGTAGAAGTTCAGGTAGTTACGGTGGTGGTTCAAGCTATTCCGCACCAAGAAGTTCAGGTAGTTCAAACTTTTCAAGTGGTTCAAGGAGTTCAGGTGGAAGTTCATCGAGTGGAAGTTCATCGAGTGGAAGTTCAAGTGGTGGTAGGAGTTCAGGCGGTGGAAGAAGATAATAAAAGGGAAGCTAAACTTCCCTTTTCAATTGTTTAAATGTGTGAATAGTATAAATCTTTATCGTAATTATATAACTTTTATATACACCAGTAATTGTATTTATTAGTGTTAGATGTCTACGTTCTTTAGTAAAAAGCCTAACACAATAAAATACTATGAAAAATATTATAACCATTAGTGAGGTGGAAGCTAAAATTGCTCTACGTCTTAAGTATATTGATAAAATCATTACAAAATTAATAAAAAAATATGACGATTTAAATATACGACAGGAATAAAGCATTTATATTATTAGTAATTTTTACGTATTTATTATAAATTTAAATTATATGAAATCTAATAATAAACAAAGACTTTTTGAAGTCATGGCAAAATTGGATAAGACTTTCAAGCCTATTTCGGAAGATATAAATATTGATGTAGAAGTGGGTGACACTATTATGATGGGCAAATTTAAAAATTCACCAACAGTAGTAAAGACAATAGGAAAAGACGAGCATGGTATGCCAACTATTAATGGTAAAAAAGCAGTGACATTTAGAAAAAATAAGAAATAATTTAATTTTTTTTAAAAATAATTGAAAAAATGTTTGGAAATCAGAAAACTTTATTATCTTTGCAAAGTATTTAAATAGAAAGACAAACAAATTTAAAAGAAAAACGATGAAAAATTTATTCGACATATTGGTAGCAGTCCTCATGGTGGATGTCCTATTATGGGCAGCCGAAGAGGATAAGCTATATACAGTCGGGTAATACAACGAATATTACAACCTCCTTTCTTATAAAAAAGAAACCCGACTGTCCTAAATCCAGTCGGGTTTTTTGTTTTGTGGTTGTAGAGGTTCTTTGACATGTTGGAAATTTGGTGCTGGGGTCTGCTTGGTGTGGACGCATGACTGTCACTCATGAGATCAGGAGGTTTCGAATACCTTCAGCACCGCTTTATAGTCCTGTAGTTTATACGGGTGTGAATCCCTCTCAGATTCGGGAGGGGGTTGCAGGTTCAAATCCTGTCAGGACTGCGAATTTTGGACATATGTGCTCGACTGGCGTGCGGGATTTGGGTTGTCACCCCACAAAAACGAGGATTCGAATTCCTCTATGTCCGCTTTTAATTTTCGAGGCTGTGGTGTAATGGCTAACATATCTGACTGTCACTCAGATGTTCGGGGTTCGACTCCCCCATGCTCCACTAAACAATAGGATTCGATAGCAAACTTCTCCACTTTTCAGATTTTTCATAGTATTTATGTAAAAGTAATTATTATGAAAAATTGGAAAATGGGAAGAAAATTAATTGATGTGGTTTGTGCAAATTGCCAAAACATATTTAAAAAAACCGAATCTGAATTTAATCGAAGTGAAAAAAACAATAAAAAACATTTTTGTTCAATTAAATGTAATAAAGATTATCGAAAAAAAAATAGTTTTAATCTTACTAAAAAATGTAAGTTTTGTGGTTCTGAATTTATTGGAGATAATATAAAAACTGCTTTTTGTTCACATAAATGTTCAGCATCATATAATAATAGAATGAGAACATGTAAAGAAAGAGTATATACTGAACAAGGAATGAAAAATATTCTTAATGCTAATAATAAAAGATATAACACACAAGAATATTATATTAATCCTAATTATTGCATTGAATGTAATAAAATTCTTTCATTTGGCAAAAGAAATTGGAAATTTTGTTCGATTGAATGTAAAAAAAATATATGATAGAAAGAATCTAACTGAATATCAAAAATATTATAAAGAATGTCAATTTAAATTTAATCTATCGGATTATCCCAATGAATTTAATTTTAATTTAATTAAAGAATATGGTTGGTATCAAGCAAAAAATCATGGCAATAATTTAAATGGTGTTAGTAGAGACCATATGATTTCTGTAAAATATGGATATGAAAATAATATAAGTCCTGAAATAATTAAACATCCTGCTAATTGTCAATTAATGATACATAATGAAAATTCGAGTAAATGGAAAGCATGCTCAATTACTTCAGAAGAATTAAATAGTAGAATTATTGAATGGGATAATAAATACGGCTGCATCCATTGGTGAGGTAAGCAATCTCCAAAATTGTGCCGAAAGGTGTGCTTGTTCGATTCGAGCCAGCCGTGCAATGAGACAATAGTAAAAATCGCAGGTATGTACTGCAGGTCACCGTTCTCTCCAAAGGAACATCGACCACCACTGAGGGCGAAAGTACCCAAGAGCAATATCAGTTAGTAGTACACTACCACTTCAGAAATTCATGTAATTTTTTGTAACCTTTTTACTTGATCTTCGTATAAGTGGTTATGAAAACAATATTGACATTATCATTTATACTTGTATCCACATTAGGTTTCAGTCAGAAACATCAACCTGAGAAGTTTTATCAAAACTACTTTGCTGAAATACTTCATGGCAGAACTGAAGTGGTTCTGGATGACAGGACTCGTGCAGACATTGTAACTGATACATTTGCAATTGAAGTAGACTTTGCACACAAATGGGCAGAAAGTATCGGTCAATCACATCATTACGCTTTAAAATTACATAAAAAAGCAGGTATTTTATTACTTATTGATGGTATAAAAGACCAGAGATTCGTTAATATCTTAATACAAGATGCCAATGACCTTGGAATAACTGTCTGGACGATGGATTGTAGTGATTATGTCTGGAAGAAAGTCAGATAAAACATTAATTTCTGATATTTCTTGTTTTTATTAAATAAAAAAACTAATTTTGTCTCATTATGCATATAGTTTCAAAAAGAAAAGATTATTATGATGGTGTTATCGGCACAGTGGGTGTTGATAAGACCATTGTGTATGTTCGTGAAACAACAGTATTTGATGATGCACGGGATTTTCCACAGGAATTTCGCAGTACTCAAGCATATGGTGACTATAATCCCTTTCACGACCCAAATCATTATGAAATGAAACGTATGGGTAAATTAAAGAATGTTCTTAAATATCAAAGATACGGTAGTTTTATTGTGGGTTTCTGTGGTAAACTTTATATCGGCTGGAAACTTCATTTTGAAAAGAAACAATTGGAATTTCCTTTTAATTCGGTTTTGCAAACTTATATCACATATGATTTTGATGAATTGCAGAAATACGTTAATGTAAAGGGATATCGTCATAATATGGCTGATAGTGTGGATTATATTCAAAAATATAATGCAATTGAACTTTTTAGAAAATTTAATGCACCAGTATTCGTTTATGACGGTGATTATGATAGGCTATACATGGCTAATGACAGGAAATCTGCATTCGTAGTTAATCCTCTTTTAAAAGAATATGATTTTTTTAGAGTATTTGATACTTTTATAGCATTTCAAGAACTTTCGATGTTCTTAGGTGGTGTACTTGGAAAAGGTGAAAAGGAAATAATTGAAGTACAGGATAAGTATAAGATCGCTCAACACGGTTTTGATAAATATAGTTTCAGAAAAGATAAAGAAGTAAAGAAATGAAAATGTTGTAGAGAATTTCTTTGCAGATATCAAAAAACAGATTATCTTTGCATATGAAAGTTTTATTAAATGGTTAAATAGCTAATGATAAAAGAAGTTGAAAAAATACAAATAATACCAGCAAGATTCGTCAGAAAACAAGGTAAGAATTACGTGGTTAAATGTCTGGTTGATATCAAACAAACACAGAACTTTGTATTTGAAGAATTTTCTCTAATGGGAATGAAAAAGCCTAAGTATTTACTTATAGGTTTAATGATAGGCAGGGGTTTTGAGCAGATTACTTTTATTGATGCACGAGAATTTGAAAAATATTTTAAAACGAAATGGAAAATTTTGACGAAATAAGAGAAAGACTTTGGACTTCATTCGGAGTAATGAAACCAGCAGACAGTGGTGATCTTTCAGACATTGGTAATGAAATTGGTATGATTCTTGGACAATATACCAGTAGGGAAAATACTGCTGAAGATTTCATCAGGGGTCTACGTCATGGAATATCTTTAAGTGATGGTAGTCATATTTAATTAACGTTCTTTAAAAATAAATGGAATTAAATCTGGTTTGTGAAATCTGTGGTAAAGTATGTAGTTATAAAGGCATAAAAGTTCATAAGTGGAGAGTACATACTGATGAGGGCAAAAACTTTAATACTCATAAGAACTATTCTGGAGGTAAAATTCCTTGGAATAAGGGAATGACTGGCTTCACTGCGTGGAATAAGGGAATTATTAAAGAAAATGCAACTTTTTACGGTAAAAAACATACTAAACAATCTAAAGAAAAGATCGGAAAGACAAGCAGTGAAAGAATAAAACTTGCGTGGAGGAATGGCTCATATGATAATAAAACATATTGTACAAATAAAATTTTTTCATCAAAAAATGAAAGAACAATTTGTAAATTTTTTAAATCAAAACATCCAGAACATGAATGGAAAACTGGGGGAAGAATAAAATATAACGATGTTGGTATTGTTAGAGATTTATACTCCGATTTATTAAAGATTTGTTTTGAATATGATGGAATTTGGCATTTTAAAGATATTAAAGGTCAATTAAGAGACAAACAAGTTAAAGATAAATGCTTGGAAGAATGGTGTATGGCAAATGAATATAGGTTGATTAGGATTGACGAAAATGATTATATTGATGTAAATCAAATTGAGAATTTAATTTATAATACTAATGAGAAAATAATTAAAATCGGAAGTAGGTATAAATAAATGTTCATTGAAAATAATTGGGGGTAATTTGGTTTTGACAGTGTGACCGAATGGTATAGTAAGCAAGTAGCGGTTGAATATTCGCTTTAAACATGTTCGAGAATATAAATGCAATTAATTCAGAGGACGTTATGTCCCTTCCCACTTCTTTAACAAGAGGTAGCTTCGTTTCAGAGAATGTTGAACTCGAAATAGCAGCTTAAGAAATAGCAAATACAACAAAGAACCTTTCCACCGAAGAAGGTTAAAAATTGGTCGGTTTGATAACAGTTGCGTACAAATGTTAATATTTTGTTAGATTTGAAAATCTGAATAAACTTGTAGAAAACGTATTGTTCACATATTTGGACGGGGTTCGACTCCCCATACCTCCACAAATAAATGTGTTATGGAAAAAAGAAATTGGGAACAAACTGGATTATTGGAAGGATTAACGAATACTACTCGTGAAATCGTTGAAAAACATTTTAATGAGGTAGAGATTAATTCACTACCTTATTATAAAAACGATGATGAATTATTAGTAGAAACAATGATTTTTCCTGTGATAAGAAGAATTGTACATAATATAATCAATAGTGATAGTGAACATGGTGATTGTACAATCATTTATGATTATGAAATAAAAGAGGATAATTGGAGAGGATTAACCAGAGAAAGAGTTCTTGCAGAAATAAAAGTAGATGAAATCACTAAACTTTTAGTTGATTATGCACATACATTTATTCCGTATAGTGAAAAATATTTACCAGACCTTGACTGGCAAGCAGAATTAACTGTATTGTTTTGTAAAAATTATGTTTTTAAGCTAATCGAAAGAGTACAAAAAAAATACAAAACAAAATGAGCTTGGATTATAAAAAGATGGAAAAAGCACTGGATGATTTCATAAAATCTCCAGAAGGTATTGCTTTTTTCGAAAAAGAAAAACAGAAGCAAGAACTTAAACTCAAACGTTTTGCTCGTTTTGAAGAATGGTTAAAACACAATGACTTTGAAGCATTGATGTACAGATTAATACTGGAACATGGTGAAGAATGGCGAGAAAAATGTTATCATAATGGATATGAGCCATATCCAAACCATAAATTATCCTTTCTTATTGACTATATAAGTCATAATTATGACACAATAAGTGTTCCACAACTTGAAAACATGTTTGGCACAGATATATGGTTCTTCAAAGGTTATTATTTCAGATTAATGTACGGACAGGGAACTGCGTTCGATTTATATAATGGGGGTGATTTTAAACATTTGTTAAGCGCATGACAACTTATAATAAACTGGTTAGAGATAAGATTCTCAAAATCATTAAAAAGTCAGGTTCAGGTTATAAATATCACATTGCAAAAGATGATACAGAATTTCTTACAAAACTTTACGAAAAACTTCAAGAAGAAATAAGTGAGTTTAAAGAGAAACCAAGTGTAGATGAATTTGCAGATATTATGGAAGTGCTTGAAACAATTGCAAAATTTTATGACTTTCATCTGGATAAGATCAAAGAAGTAAAAGCAAACAAAAAATATAATCGTGGTAGTTTCGATAACAGAATAATACTTGAAGAATCATGAAAAGGCATAAACACAAATTTGAATCTGATGGCGGTCAATGCATAATATGCGGAAAAACCGTAGCTGATTTACTTGAAGAAAAAAATCAAAAAAGAGTTGATAAAATTTTTGCAGATAGAATGAGTTCTGATGCACTTGGTGATCATTCATCAATTTCATCATGGGAACAATCACATGGACACGGTTTCTGGGGTAATGCTTCAAGTGGTTATGTTTACGACAGAGATAACAGGTAAACACTAAAAAATCTTTTTCCGTAGTGTGTAGTATTTATTGAAAAGTAAATATTATGCCAAAACAAATTAAAGACAGAATAAATGATAAAGATTTCATTTCTGTATGTAAAACATCAACAAGCATGGCGCAAGCTGCTGCAAAATTAAAAATACATTTCAATAGTTTTAAACGAAGAGCAATAATTTTAAACTGTTATAAAACAAATCAATCAGGAAAGGGTACACGAAAAAGACCTTCAAAGATGATACCAATTGAAGAAATCATATTTGAAGGCAAGCATCCAGAATATCAAACATTTAAATTAAAAAACAGATTAATTAAGGAAGGATACAAAAAAAACGTTTGTGAGGAATGCGGACAAAAAGGTATGTGGCATGGAAAAAAATTGGAAATGGAGTTAGATCATGTTGACGGAAATAGAACCAATCACTTGTTACCAAATTTAAAAATGTTATGTCCTAATTGTCACAGTCAAACAGAAACACATAGAGGAAAAAATGCAAGAAAAGATAAAATGGCGTAGTGATGGAACTGGTAGACATGTAGGTCTTAAAAACCTATGGGCAGTAATGTCCGTGTGGGTTCGACTCCCATCTTCGCTACAAATAAAAATAATATGAAAATACCACTTGATATATTATACGAAGAATGTATTGTGGCAATCAAGAAAGAAATTCGAAAAGATTGTCACGCAGAGGCAAAAGAAATTATTCGGTTGGCTTCAAGAGAAGAACGTAAAGAATTTCTTAGATATTATAGAGAAGATAAAGGCAATATTTGCTGCTTGGTTCTTGACAGAATAAAACGTGACTTAATTGTTAAAGGTAAAATGATGTTAAATGAAAATGATAATTTTGGAAAATCTTTAATATTTTAATAAAATGGGTTTACTATTTAGGAATTGGCTGGATGAAGGGTTCTACGAAGAAGATGGTTGGGGTGATCTGTACCAAATAACTGAACCTGAAGATATTTACAGAGCACAAAAAGAAGGTACATTATATCATAATGATGGTATGGCAACTACCAGAGTTAATGAAGATCAAAAAATTGATTATGGCAGACGTAAAGAATAATAACAAAACCAGCAACTGCTGTGGTAAACCGCTTAAAGCCGTAGACCCAAGAAGAGTAGCTGTTAAGAAAATAATAAAGAAAAGGAAATGAAAAAACTTCCAAAGAAAGTTGATCTAAGAACTGCAGATCAGGAGATATATGATCAGGGTGGACTTGGTTCATCAACTGCATGCGCTGTTGCTGCTGCATACAAAGTAACAAAGAAGAAAGTAGCGAAGTTTCGTTATTATAAGGAACGAGATTTATAATTAACCTCAAGTGATGGAATGGTAGACTTGCTGGTTTCAAAAACCAGTGTCGAAAGGCGTGCGGGTTCAAGTCCCGCCTTGAGGACCAAATTTATTTGGTAAAAACTGTAACCTTTTTAATTAAAAATCGTATAAGAAATAAAACTTAATTATGAAAGAAGAAGGTCTCTATCACTTAGTACCAGAAGTCTGCGGAACAGGAACAAATCTCATGGGTTATGGCGAAGATGAATTGAAACGTATATCTTTTAGTTATCTTCATGGGGAACTGCAAGACAAAGCAGGTTATAATATTTTTTCTTTCTTTAAGGAGATTCCAAAAGAAGAGGGTATTTATAAAGGATTTGTGGAGTTTCTTAATGAAATAGTATATTGTACTATTTTTCTCTGGAAAGCAAATGATATTAAGGGTCTTCAGGGTCTTGTAGTTGCAAACGATGACATTGAGTATTTGGATGATGCAAAAACAAAATTTGAAAATAAAGATTATTTTATATAAAAACAATAAAACAAACATGAAAAGACCTTGGTTATATGATTTCTTGTAACGCTCTAATGCGTAACAAGAAAAATGAAAGGTAAAGAAATTAGTGAAACTACCACAAACCGTGGTGAATTTAATCGTGCATACAAATTTTATCTCGAACATTCAGGTAAAATACGTTGCTGTTATTGCAGATACAATCGTGGCGAAAACGACACAAGAAAATGCTACGGTGGTTATGCAGACGATAGTGGAGTTAAATATCCATCATGGAAGCTCACAACAAAAAATCCCAAACAGTGGATGGACAAAGGTGTCAAAATTACTGTTGAAGAATGGGGTTGGAAAAAATTACCTTACACTCGCATCAATTTTTGATGCGTACCCTGCGACTTGGTATAATGGTTAGAACGCCTCTCTCATAAGGAGTAGATACCAGTTCGATTCTGGTAGTCGCAAGATAATTAATATTGAATTACCTGCACGTGGTGATTATTGCATGACAATTTTTTGTCAACTAAAGATTCAATAATTTTTAAATATTTTATAGACGTATTTTCTTTGAAATATATTTGATGTGATGTATCTATAATACAAAACTCGATTTTTCTTTCCCAACATGCCTGAAATTTACGATCATCATTATTCTGAATTTGGTTTAATTTGTTTTGACCATGTATTGGTTCATAATGAAAAATACCATTTAATTCAAAAGCAAGATTAAGTGAAGGAATGTAAATATCCAATTCTGAATTAATTGTTGTTTTATTATTAAATAATATTTCAAGGTCTGGATATAATTTAGTTAGTTCAATCTCAAGATATATTTCAAGTTTTGATCTACGAATACCTTTAGTTTTATGACAATTATTGTAAGTTACACTACACGATCTTGAGCAAAAATTATTTCCAGATTTATTAATTCTTCCAATTTGTTTTTTAAAAGAAACACCACAATTACTACAAATTAATTCTTGCTCAGTTGTAATATATTTATGTAAACATTTTGGCGAACAAAACTTTAATCTACCCCTATTATTTAATTGTTCGAATTTTATACTTTTTTTTGATACGTAAAATATATTATTACAATTATAACATATACATGGTAATAGTGTCGTAGATGTTGCTGCACTAAAATCTGTTTCAGTAAAATTTATTTTCATAATTTAATTTTGATATAAATACATCAAAATTAAATTTCGATTCTGGTAGTCGCAACAAAAAACCCGCTATTAAGCGGGTTCTGAATTTCCAATATGTTATTTCTTTTTGGTAAACCATTTGTATCCACCAATTGCTGCGGATGCAAATAACCAAAGTCCTAACAATACTTCTGCGCCAACAACACCTTGTTTGCCGTATATAATTGAATATGCAGCGAATATAATGACGTAGTTTGCTACGATCATCCAGTTCTTTGCAAACCATGTTTTAAGTGCGGGTACTGCAACGGTTGTTAACCAAGTAATAAGTTTTGTCCAAAGATTTTTCATAATTATTTATTTTTAAATTAATATTATTTTTAAAATGAAACCTTACATGTATTTGTTTTAAAATCGAAATCCATATCACTAACATAAAGATGACCACCATATGCGATTGTAATATCACCTACTTGAAAGTTCCAATCAATATCAGCAATGTTTTTTTGTACTTCCTGTTCAACCTGATCTGTTTGTCTGTTAAGCATTTGCACTGCGTACTGTCCTTCAACTCCTTCAATCTCAACATTAAAATTTGCAATGCCACTTTTATTAACCCAGAAGTTAACTCCCCAATGAATTCTCAGTAGTACGGATTCAACATTTACATCAAAGTCCTTAGAGAATGATTCGTAATTTGCAAAGTTTGCAGTGGCATCTTGTATGAATTTAAGTCTATCATCCTCAATGTGAGTTACTTCATTGACCATGTTGGTTACTTCTTCATTAATTATGCTGGATATTTTCATTAAATTCTCGATTTTCTATAAATACTCTATGATAGTTTAAAATACTTTTATATATTTGCAAACTAATACAATAATATGAATAGTAAGGAAATCCTTAAAGACCGATCAGCAAAAACAAGCATAAAGCAAGTACCTGCTGGGTTTGGAATTGTTGATAAGTACTTCGGTTGGCAACCAAATAGTGTTAATTTGGACATTGGTGGTGGTAAATATGACCTGATGACCGAAAGATTATTGGCAAAAAGTGTAACAAATTTGGTCTATGACCCGTATAACAGAAGCATGGTACATAATTTAAAGGTTGTTAATAGGATTTCGGAAATAAGTGTTGATACTGCAACTGTCTTTAATGTACTAAATGTTATTGAAGCACGCCTGACACAATTGTCGGTACTTTATCTGGCAAAATCCGCACTTAAAGATGGTGGATATGTGTTTGTTCGCTCAACATATATGAACCCCGCAAAAGTCTCAGGATTGACTAAATCGGGCACTTATCAACATTATAAAACCCAGAAGGAATATCTGGAGATAGTAAAGGAAGTTTTTCCAAACGCAGAATTAAAACATGGCATAATATACGCTACGAAATGAAAAATAAAGAAAGTTTAAATATAAATGAAAATTATTGGCGAGACATGCTGCCAATGGAATTGGAAAACTTCGCAACAAAGATTTTTATTCATTATAGAGAAACGGGTTTTCCTTATTATCCAACAGATATGGAAACCAGAAGAAAGGATTTTGAGAAGTTGATGAAATATGATCGTAGTACGATGTTTGAAAACGATGTAATAAAACAATCAATGCATGGATTAGGACTTGCGTGGTCATATTTTCCTCATTCATTCAATGTTAAGTCGAATGATAAAATGACACCATATGAAGCATTTATGAATGATGAAATTTTCATGAAGGTCATAAGGAAAAGGTTGCAGATGGGCACGTATATTAGTGACTCTGGTATAAGAAAAATGTTGAAGATTTACACAGGAGTTCAAGGCGTATCAAATTTCCGACCAACAGCAGCAGCTTGCATTTATAATACATTTGCAAAGGATGGCGTAGTTTGGGACATGTCAGGTGGTTGGGGTGGCAGATTGCTTGGTGCAATTGCTGGTGGAGTAAAAGAATATATTGCAACCGAACCTTCAGAATTAACATTTAATGGACTGCATGATATGGCAGAAGATTTTGCTGGTGATATGTTGTATGATATTTTTAAATGTGGAAGTGAATGTTATCAGCCAGAAAAAGGAATGCTGGATTTATGTTTTACTTCACCGCCATACTTTGATTTGGAAAAATATGCAGATGAACCTTCGCAGAGTTATGTGAAGTTCAATACAAAGGAAGCATGGGTTGAGGGATTCCTGAGACCGACATTTGAAAATTGTTATTATGGCTTGAAGTCAGATGGTTTGATGATAATAAACATTGCCGATGTAAAAGGCAAACACAATATTAATTTGGAAGACAAAACGATTCAGGTTGCAGCACAAACAGGTTTCAGATTGGCAAAGAAGTTTTATCTCGCACTTTCAAATGTAAATTTACGAGATAAAAACACGAAGTTTAAGTATGAACCTATTTATTTATTTATTTATGAAATGAAAGCATTAGAAAAAATCGATTGGAAAATATTGCAAGAGTATGTTGATAACAGCCTAATCATTGCAAACAAGCACCCAGAATATGACCTCTGGATACTTAACTATTCCCCAAAAGTTCAATCAAAGAAGTTCTGGGACGAGTATACTTTATCTTGTCGTGGTCTGGTAATTGATGCTGAAGGTAACATCATAGCACGTCCATTTGAAAAGTTCAAGAACTACGAAGAATTTGACCCAGCTACAATTGACTGGTCAGAAGCATTTGACGTATTTGAAAAAATGGATGGTTCACTTATTATTTTATTCTACTACAAACCAAGAATGAAATGGCTTGTAGCATCAAGAGGTTCATTCATATCTGAGCAAGCACTTGAAGCACAGAAGATGCTGAATATCACAGATTATGAAAAACTGAACAAAGAATGTACTTACCTGTTTGAAATAATTTATTGAAATCGAATTG